TTTACTAAAAAAAATAAGAAATGAAATTTATATATATATTTTTAAATTATATAATATATATATGTCATCTGAAAATGAAGCAGAAAAATTATATAATACAGTAGTTAGTTTAGTAGTAGCTTTTTTCCCAATAATAATTGTTATTATTTTAGTAGCATTAGGAACAATTAGTGTTATGAGCGGTGTATTGATTGTAGGTATCGTTATTTTAGCAGTATATGTTTTTAATTTCTCATTCAATTTAAGTTTATCAACTGTTACTGGTAGCTCTAGCAATGATGATTGTAGTATTTGTGGAACTAAAAAGTGTCAAAAACACGCTGAATTACATAGATTACACAATCAACTTCATAGTGGTCAAGGTTACGGATCAGGATATAGACGTGGTTTAGGTAATACTAGTATTTGTTCAAATGGATTACCTGTATGGGAACATTATTTAAGAAAATATGGCTTATTATATGATGATTTAGGTAATACACAATCTGTACCTGATGATGGTATTAAATATATTGTTGTTGAATATAATACGCCAACTGATAGTACTGGTATATCATTATCAGAAATACAAGTTTGGGAATCAACTGGTACTACATCAACTGATGATACAACAACAAATGATTATGTTGTTAGTGGGTTGACAAATATCGCACCACAAGGGTCAATAGATGTTACTATTGGACATATTACTACTAATGACCGTAATACTGATTTAAGTGGTAATAGACCTGATACATGTGGTGATTTTAACCAAAATTTAAATGGCAGCGGTACAGCAGATGTATACTATCATTCACATGGAAATACTGGAACACATTCACACAGAAGAAACAATTATCAATATTCAAATCATTCTAATAATCACTATGGACCTAATGGATATATGAGAGAACCTATTGATGAAAATCATTATAACGAAAATCATGACCCTAGTACCCATTCCCACTATAATCCAAATGCTAGACCAATATATCAATACCATAATGACGATCATGGTGTTATTCAAAACAACGTAACACACTCAAGAGAACACCGTTCATTATATGATGAACATATAGAAGACCATTATTTGGAAGGGATGACTAGTGATATTAAATCAACTTTAACCAATAATAACTTTTCAGACCAATACTTGAATATAGCAACAGATGGCAGCAGTAATACAGTTGTTCAACAAGAAACATTGAAAATGGGTCTTCATACATCTAAAAACCACGATGAATTATATGTTGTTAGATTAATTACACCAACTACATTAATGAATGCAACCGTATCATTATTGAATGGTAATCAACAAGTATTATATTCTAAAAATGTTAAGGATAACGCAAATGTATATACTTTCAAATTAGGGGCAGCAGGAAATGAATCTAATATTAATACCGCTATTGATAATTATGATAGTTCATATACACAAAAAACTTATGATGTTTGTCCTATTCCACAAAATAGAAGACAATATGCTATACAACACAAAGCAAGTAATCCTAATAATAATATGAATTGTACAACAGAAACTTTCGTTTCTACTATTAATTTAAAGCCTTTATCTATTAAAGCTAATCCAATCACACGAGATTTAATTTAAATCAAAATTATATAAAGTTAATTTTTTATATAATTTATAAATGAATACAATGAATACAATGTTTGTTACTTTAAAAAAAAACGTAAAAAACCCTATTATCGTTTTAAATAAAAGAGGGTGGTTGGCGATATCTGGTGCTGATAGAGTTCAATATAAGCTAACTGAATATAAAGTAAGTCAATCTAATATGAATAACAGTTTTGTTTTAGAAACAGATATTGACCATGTGGATAATATTGTATTTGTAAAGGACAATAATAAAAATGTAATAAATAATAATTTTGACCATTTACCATGCTATGATGAAAGAATACTTGAAGAAATGGCCAAAAGAGGTGGATTGTAATTATTGAGATATTTTTTTCCTAAAAAATAAACAATACGCCTTAGGTGTTATTACTAATTCAGGTTTTATTTCTCTTACATATGTGTCGTTATAATTATACCATTTACCATTCGCATTTTTTATATTTGCGGTATAGTGACCACCTTGTGTTACTCCACCATGATTACAAACACCATATAATTCATATGTATTATCTCCTGATTTATATCCTATTACATATTTTGATAATTCTATTATATGTGGAATATCAATATTATTTTGCTTTTTCAAATTATTCATATCATATCTTTTAATATCAACAATTAATATTTTTGGTAATTTCCAAAAACACGTCTTTTTATTAATAGCTTCTTTTTGTTTTGTTTTATCATTATACCACATATTATCCCCATCTAATGTTTCAACTTCAGTAAATGTATCAAAACAATCATAAATATTTATACCCCGTTTCTTAGGAGGTATTGGAAGGTTGATTATAAAAAATGATTCTGACGCAACACTTAATATTGATTTTTCATCCAAATCTTTATATTCTACTTCTTTTTTATAAATTAAATTTGCTTGAATACCATAAAATAAGTCAATTATTTCACTATACTCTTTCTCTTGTAATCTTTTATATGACTCCAGGCATTTTACCGCAATTTTATCTTTAAAATTTTTTATTTCTCCTTTTAATACGATATCAACCTCTCTTTTCAGACTATCATGAAAACAACCTAGTAAAAATATTAGGAATTCACTTAAATCATTTTGTTCATAACCTGTAAATAAATCTTGATTCTTATCACCAGCAACTCTTTGAACAGTAGATAAGAATCCTTTGGGTGAAATTGTACAATTTTTCGACCACATTAATTTTCTTAATTCATTCCATTCTTTAAGTAATGCTGTACTCGAGTTTTTATTAACATAATTATATAATGATTCATTATCTAATAATTCATTTAATTCATATGTATGTGAAATTGCTTGCATAGCTGAATTTAAAAAACATGTATTTCCTAGATTTACCAAACCTGTTAATCCACTATTTTCATATTTTGATATATCCATGATTAATATTATTGTTGTTAATTATTTAAACACTTTTGCTTCATTTTATATATTAACTAATATATAATGAATCAAAGTATATTGAATAACTATATGGAACTAATAACAACATCCCAAAATACTATGAGGGAAATGATTACAATTATGAATCATCAGGAAACTACACTAAGAGGTATAGTTAATCGTGATTATGATGATACAATAAATACTGTTACAACATTGAGAAGAGAAAATGAAGAATTAAGAAGAATGGTAAATAACAGAACTTCTCAACCAACGCCAAGACTTAATGTACCAAGACCGTCTGTTAATCCATTATTGTCACAAAGAGAGTTAAGGCCTATTGCAACTACACTACGTCTCCCTACTCAGAGCAACGAACCATTAATATTTAATAGAACTACCCGAGAACCTCTTCGGAATCCGAATTTATCATTTTTACCAAACAATCAAGACCAATTTATGAGAAGATATTTGACTAATATACCTGATTTATTATTTGGAACAATTGGTCAAGAAATGACACCTGTTTTAGTGAGACCAACTGATAGACAAATTAGAGAATCAACCCAATTAGTAAGGTTTGGTAATATAATAGACCCACAAAATAGTAATTGTCCTATATCACTTGAAAGATTTAACGCACAACAACTAGTAACTAGAATTATTTTTTGTGGTCACATATTTTCAACTAATGAATTACAAATGTGGTTTGAAACTAATGTTAGATGTCCGTTATGTAGGTTTGATATTAGAGAACATAGAAATCAAGTATCTAGAAATAATCTTTCAAATGTAAATGAAGAGGAAAATTCAAGTATTAGTTCTGAAATAAATTCTCAAAGTTATCCCGAACCACCACCCCCTTCTCAAGAAGAAACCACAAATGAAAATATTGAAGATAATGACGAGGAAATATATAATAATTTATCAAGAAATGTAGATAATTTGTTAAGTGTTTCAGATGAGATTGCTAATAATTTAACTACTAATATAACTAATGAATTAACCAGAACATTATCTGAAAATATTCATGCATTACGACCATTAGATAATATTACAGCAACAAATATATTAGATGTTTTTAATAATGATATTTCTGGTAATCTGTTAGGACTTGGTAATAGACAAATGTTTATTAATAATTATTTAGATACTTCTAATAATCACGTTTAGATAAGTTTGAAAGTTTATTAATTATTATAATAATTCTATTTAAAAAAAAATGATTTCGTTTAAATAAAAATACTTTTTTACAAAATAAAATAATGGAAGTTTCAAAAACTATAAATAATACATGCGATTTTTGTAACGAGAAACAACCGTTTCTTGTAGAATGCAGAAATTGCGATAAGGGGTTTTGTTATAGTTATAGTGAAAAGTGTGGAATACATTTTGATCATATTAATAATAGTGTTTATTCAATTTGTAAGAATTGCGTTGATGGAATTAGTAAAAAAATTATAATTTCAGTAGATTATTCAAAATTAGAATGCTTAAAGAAAAAGATTAAATTACGTAAAATGGTTAAAAATTAATCATATGATATATTAATGGATATTACACCATATTACAAAGAAACCGTACAATATATTACTACAGTTCATCCGTATATTTATAATTCAGTTGGTATTTATGGTATTTGGATTGGTCTTCATTATGGAGCAACGCATTTATACGCGAGTAGCTGTAATAACTGGAGTATTACCGGTTTTTTTGCTTCTCCTATTATGAATAGTACTCCGTATTGTAAGGGACTAAATTGGATAATCAGAACAGGTTCCGATACTATTGATACTATGTGGGTTACAGTAGGTACATGGATGTCAGGATATTTGTTAAATAAATCCCTCTTTAGTGCAAAATAAATTTTTAATTATATTATATGAATTTGTATAATAATATAATTAACCATATTTTCGAGGTTAGTCCCTCTTTGCTCCTTTCTTAGCTGGTGCTACAGCACCTAAACTTCTTGATCTATTTAATCTAGATTTTACATAGCTTGTGTCATATGTTTTATTATTATTTTCGTTGATATTACCCTTGGATACAGCCATCGCTCTTCTATCTTGTGTAACTTGCGATGAATCTTGACGTGTTACATTTTTAATACCTTTTCCTGATGTTGGACCTGCTCTTGCAGCAAACATTTTCATTCTAGCAGGTCTAATTTTGGGCGTATCATCGCTAGTTACCTCACTACTATCTAAATATTTCTTGGGTTGTAAGTTAGCTCCTAATTTTCTGTTCCATGCGAAAAAACTTGATGAATTACGCATGTAAATCTTTGGGCCAGTAATAAATGATTCTTTACTCATATATAATTATAAATAGATTATTATTTGTAATTATATTTTTATTTTCTGCGAGTTTTTCTCTTCTTTTTAAGAGTTTTTCTCTTTTTTGTTTGTTTTCTTTTCTTCTTAATAGTTTTTCTCTTTTTTGTTTTTTTAGACTTCTTTGATTTAAATCGTAATTTCCCTCCCTTATAATTTACGTCATCAGGTAATCTACATGTAACTAAAACATCTTTTTCATCAGTATTATCATACTCAAACATACATTTATCTAGAATATTGTCTTGTGTACCGTCATTTAATGCTATTCCGCTAGCTTTATTTCTAGCTGCTTTAAGAGCATGGGTTTTTATCATGTCCTCTACAATCAAATCTGGTTGTTGTGTATCTCGGGCGTCATGTGGTATTTTTCCCATATTTGTTGTGCTTAGTACAAGTCCACCAAGCTTGACAATTTTAAAAATAATATTACCCGCCATTATATATTATATTACTATTATATTCTCTCGACTCTCATTATTTTATATGAAGGGCTAAATAATTTGGGATAATGGCAATCTATAATATATGGGACATTGATACATAATTATAGTTTTTAAGATATTAATGAGAGTCGCAAATCACAAAAAGTAAAAAAAATTATTTTCACCCTTTTCTTTTTCTCGTTCTTTATGTATCAATGGACAATTTGAATAAGTAACCTTTTGACCATTAACTGTTTGAGTAAAATTTTTATCAATTAATGTTTTACTACATTTTACATTAACAATATCGTCAGCAACATTGTTAAATATTGCGTTTTCACCAAATAACCACCAATCATTGGATACTTTATCTGTAAAAATCTTTTCAGTCATTTTAATTTTTTTTGCTTGCATTTTTGTTAAATAGCTTTCTATTTGTGTTACGTAAGATACATAATTTTGTATTCTGTATAATGATTCTTGAACACCAAATGTAATTTGATGCTGCATTAATTTACCTGAAGGAAGAATATAACGTGTATGACAACTTTGTAATATAGCGAATGCCATACTATATGCTCTCTCAGCAATACATGTAATATTATTTTTTTGTATCTCAGTTATTAAATTGATTCCATCTTCAACTTGTCCTCCTGGTGAATCTAAATATAATATTAAACTTGAAGTATTTTTTGAATTCTGTATTTTTTCGATAGCATAACTAACACTTTCTTGGTTTATTTCATTTTTCACCATTACTAGATTAGACGTAGTTAAGTTGAAAACTTTATTTGAAAAAACCCCGTTAAATAATATAATAAATAAAATTATTAACATTATATTATTACAAAATATTTATTTTTTTTGGCGTCTTTTTGTTCCTTTACGTTTTTTCATAGTTTTTCTTCGTTTTTTCATTGCTTTCTTCTTTTTTGTAGTCTTCTTTCTTCGTGTTCTTCTTCTTTTCTTTGCTCCACCTGCTGCTGGTGCGTTAGGAGGAGTAGGACCTGAAGCCTCAGCTGATAATTTATGTAATTCTTCATCAGCAAAACTAACTCTATGAAGTTCTGTATGATCATGAGAAAGTGTTTTCATGCCACTTTTAACTTGTTGAAACGCACCCAATAATTTTTGGTCATCTGATTCCTTTACGTCAGTACCCATACGTATATCAGCTGTTTTGATAACATTCATTCCGTATGCTTTATTGTCTTGATCCTTTGCCTCGCCTGTTATTAATCGTGTAACACTCTCACCTTTAATTGTTGTTGTTTCTGATTGTGCTCCTGGTCCTTTTATAAATGATGGAACAGCAGATGTGGCAAATCCAGCAATATCTACAGCATTAGTAAATTTAATTTTCAAGTAAGTAGTGTGTTTTAATGGATTTGGAAGATAAGTTCTTCTCTTTACATTATCAGAATCAACATCTTCGTTATAATTTATATTTAAATCTTTAGTTAAAGCTCCTGTAATATGTCTGTAACCTTGTTTATGTCGGTCATAGTTTGCAGTACCCTTTTTATCTTTTTCTTTTTCGCATGGATGTCTAAATCCAGCACCTGATGGTGGAAGTCCTGGGACAGGATCTCCTCTTGCTGCTAATCTTCTAAAATGTATTTTAGGTTTAGCTAGCTGTCCTTCTGGGGGAGTTCCATTTATAATATCACAAAACGCCTCACTTGTTTCTGTTGATAAAACTCTTGGGGCAGCTACTGAAATAGTGTATATTTCACTTTTTAATGCTTTTAAACCTGGGAGTTGTTCTTGAAACCCTTTTAATCTTCCATTAAATATTAAAGAAAATGTAGTTGCTAATCCACCACCCAATGAATGACCTGTTGTAATTAATTGTATTGATTCTGGATTTGATTGTTTTCCTAAAAATGTTACTAATTCATTACAACAAGACATAATATTATGTAGTGTTGAATATGTAACATTAGATATACCATACAAATATTTATAACCTTCGCCAGCACGTCCTGGTTGTGCTACTAGTGAATCAGGTCGTGTATATGTTCCAGCTGATTTAGCACTATATGTCCCTCTAAAAATAACAAAAATAGCATTCGGGATGTTTTTATCTGCTAATATAAATGTACCTCCATAACTATCATTCGAAATTGAAAAATATTTAATTCTAGCTTCACCTACACTAGAAAACTGTGGGTTCTCAGTAAATGTTTTTTTTGCTGGGTCTTCTTTTTGATATATATTTTTAACCGCAGCTGTATTTACTAAATTTATTTTTTTTGCCATATCATAAAAATCTATATGCTTCATTCCTTCTTTTTCAAATATTTCATTATTAACTATTACATTGCTTTCACTACCCTTTGCTATTCCTGCGTGTTCAACGTCTTTTCCTCCAGCAACAATAAAATTAGCCATAGGCTCACTAAATGAAACCGAATGTTGTTGAGGAGTATTTAAATACTCTCCTAATACGGCTACATCATCAAACAAATCTGTTTTTGCTTCGATAGCACTAGTCAATTTATTAGTTAACTCCTTAGGTACAACTTTACCTTCGCCGAATGTTTCAAGATAAACACTTAAAAAATTAATATTTGTAAAATATGCTAATCTTGCTAAAACAACTGAATAAAAAGATAAAAAAGAAATATCTCCAATTTTATTATTGGATTTTTTTCCAAACATATATATATATTTATAAATAGATATTATTTTCTTATAAAGAAGCTGTCTAGTGTTTGAATATTATTTTTTGCGTTTGATATTTCTTTTAAATAACTATCAAATAATATTGTCTTTACTTCTTTATTACGTAAATCTTCTATCTTTTTATCCATTTTAACACGGTCATCTCCGAATTCTTCTTTGATAGCCTTAATTTTCTTTTTATATTCCTTTACAATAAACGGTTTTCTTTTGAATGCTGGAATTTCTTCAAGAACTAATGCGAATAATTGTTGTACTGGTTTCATTATCTGATTTGTAATATAATGGGAATAATCTGGTTTTAGATTATTTTCTGCCATAAATGCTGGTGTTTCAATTTTATCACCTTGTAACTTTGGATTATTCTTATTATGAAAGAAAACAAACGCAATTCTATCACCCGAAGAAGGTTTGTTTCCTGGGTCTCTTTTGCCAATTCTATCAGCAAGAACTTTATGTGCGATTGATTCGGGATTTTTATAATTAGAACGAAGTGATTTTGTAATAATTAATTTATCTAGTGGATATTTCCCATCTTTTAAATCACCAAGACATTTTGATAGAAATTCCATTGCTTTCTGAATATTTTGTTCTTTCATTAGAATATCAATAATTCCACCATATACATCTTTTACAATTGGAGCATTATCTCTTCTTTTCAGAACAATACCCATACTTTTTTGAGAACATTTATTCACGTCAGTTTCATAAAGCATACCAACATATCTTTTCTTTGAAAGTAAGCAGAAAGGCATAAATGTCTTTTCATACTCTAAATCATGTGGTCCTTTTAGATATTTTGATGCCAATTCACCAGCTTCGATAGCTAATTCAATTGTAATTTCTAGAGCATCTTTACCTACTATTTTTTTTCCAGTTTCAGGATCTTCAGGGTGGAAAGCAAAGAATACTGAGTCTGTATCACCATATATGTATTCTGCCTTTGTTCGAACTTTTCCGAAATTCTTTGTTTCGCAAATTGCGTCACCATATACTTCTTCAATAATTCTCTTAGCATAAGTTAGCAACAACCTTCCTGTAGCAGTTGTCGAAGCAGCAACATCTTTTTCATAAAATGTACTGGTTTTGGCTCCACATTGACCATATAGAGAGTTAGCTGTAATCTTATAACTAAGCTGTCTTTTATCAAGAATATTTTGCATAAAAGGGTCAGATTCAGTTTTTATTTTCTTTCTAGTTGCTTTTCTTGCTTGCAACAATTCTTCCAAAATAGAAGGCATAATACCCTTTTCTCCATTTGGAAATTGTGCCCATCTACATATTTTCTTACCAGACAATGTTTTTATAGCGGCAGCACCAAATCTTGGTCTAACATATTTAAATGTATCATATGTAATATCAACATATTCATAACCATCCATATTATCAAATACATGTTCTCCATTTTCATCTTTTTCACCATATTCATAAATAAGATTACCGTCAAGATCATATTCTTTAGTCCATACTTTACTATCGTGTGATAAATTTTCACTAATCATTGACGAAGGGTACAGCGAAGCATAATCCACACAAGCAACAGGCGTTTCCAAGTATAGATTACATTTTGGGTCTAATACAATAGCACCTTCATAACCATCATCATTATATTTTTTATCTACAACTGGCATAAGTGTATTCTTTTCTCTACATTTCTTAGCAATAAAACTAGTAAGTTTAATACCTTGGCCTCTCATTACAAGAAAGTTCATAGGAACACTACAAATTTTCGACATCTCAATATAACCAGTTACAACATCAATTTTGTTCATTAGATGATGTACAAGGTTACAATCCTGAATACAATATTTCGCAATGATAGCCTTTTGGTCAGGCCCTTCATTTGTCATTCTGAAAATATCTTGTGGAGTAACGTCATCTTTTGCCATTCCCCATCTGACCTTTTTATTCATATCAAAATCTTCAATACTATCTAGAATAAATGATTTACTCTCTTTATCAATCGCAACAATTTTAAATTTTTCTCCATCTTTATAATAGTCTGTACTATGACTGGTTTCTTCAAAATGAACAAAACTACCAACATACAAACCTGTCATATTACTAGTAAATATTGTCGTTTGAGAACTATTGTGTTCATATTTACTTACCTTATCACCTATAAATTGACTAGCAACATGGTCTAACTTATATGAATCCAAGTTATAATCACGTCTGAAATAATTATACAAATCAACTTGTAATCTACCAATCATATTAATATACTTTAAATCGTGTTCTCCACTAGCAATAACAATTTTACTTTGTGCTATTCTAAATTTGCCTTGAGTATATTCTTCATGACAAATTTTACCATCTCCATATTTAATTCTAGAAAGTTCAAGGAATTCTCTATCACACCTATTTTCACGTGATCTTTCATACATAAACTGATAATCAAAACCAAATATATTATAACCAATGATAATATCAGGATCTTCTTTTAGAATTAGATTTTTCCAAGCAATTAGCAAGTTACGTTCATTATCAACGGTATCTATTTGTGTTTTTTCTTGTGGTAATTGGTCACAATCATCTAATACTACACAATGATTTAAATAAGGTTCTTTTTCACCATATTTCCAAAATGTAGAACCTATAAATGTTACCTTATCACCTTCCAAATCTGGAAATGTTTTATCAAAAGATTTTGTTAAAAGTGTAATTTTGTCATCATATTCATAAGAACTATTTGTAATAATATCATAAACGGTTACTTCTTTCTTTAAGAATTTAGTTTTTTTATTGTAATTAAATACAGTAACTTCTTCTTCAATATCTTCATTATCGTAAGAATTATTTGTATCATTTTTAGTATCCGTTTTTACTCTCTTTTTTATCCAATCCTTAATAGTACTTGATAACTCATCCTTATCTACACGAACACATTTTGGATATACTAAATCAATATCATTATTTGAACCATAACCAAAAGCAGATAATACTAACGTTTCAATTATTTTTTTTGCTTTTAGGTCAGTAATATTTTTTTGTGTTTTCCAAAAGTCAATAATATTTGTAGCTAGTTTTTTGTAATCTTTTACAGGCAATGGAAAATCACCATGACTACTACTAGCCTCAATATCAAAACTACATATTTTATATGGTACTTGAGTTTCCTTATTATTTAAAGGAATTAAGTCACCACATTTTACTTTAAATTCTCTAGCACATCTGGTTCTTTTTGAGTTACCTTTTGTCTCACGAAATTTATTTATTTCTACCCAACCTGAAGGACTAATATTTTCAACATGAAAATACCTTAACAAAGGAGGTATATTTGCTTCATAAAGATTAGTATAATCATCCTTGTATTTGTATCCTCTTTTCAATTTCTGCTTATTATCATCATCATAAAATAAATACTTAACTTTATTCATAATCATTGTATTTTTAAATTTCATTTCTACAAAATTATGAGTGATACCACCATCAAAACCATATAACTTCTTCTTTTTTACTAATTTACAAGATATAATACTATCATGCCAATATGGCTTTAGTTCTTTTTTTATTTGAGCTAGAAATCCTTTTACGTCCTTATCTTTCCATGAAGAACCTACTTTTATAAAGAAGAAAGGTGTATAATCAGTAACTGTAATTGATGCTGTTTCACCTGATTCATTAATAGCAAACATTTCTATTTCAAATATTTTATCATCTTTAAAATATTTGCCATCACCGCTATCATCATCTTCCTCCTCGAAATCTTCAGGTGATTTATTAGCAAAATTAAAGTCAAACAAACGATATTCTAGACTCATCTCTTAGTGTAATTTATAATAATATTTTTATATGATTATAAATCAATTTTAAATGTATTTATCAGTAATTTCAATTATTTTTTTTCTATTTTTTAAATCAAACATGGTATGACCCGCTTGTGTAAAATGTAATTTTGAATGAGGTATGTAGCCATGTAATTCATATGCTGCCGATGGAGGACATATTATATCATATCTACCATGAACTATTTCAATTGGTATATCCTTTAATACTTTATATACTTGTTTATTTTTAAGAAAATTCTTAGGAACAAAACAATTATTTTTAAAATAATGATATTCTAACATGGCAAAGCTTTTATATAAATCATTTTTTGTAAGTTCTTTTTTAATTTCACTATCCTTCATTGGTTCTAATTGAGATATTGAATATTCCCATTTAGCCCAACTATATAAAGCTTTATCCCTAACTTTGTTACCTAATTCACCTTCAAATCTTCTGCCGTATGCTTTAATTAAATTATCTCTCTCGTTTTCTGGAATTTGTTTAACATAATCTTCCCATTTATCAGGAAAAAAATAGTTGGCTCCTGTTCCAGCATTTACCCAATCTATTTCATCTTTTCCTCCTAAAAAGATCCCTCTTACTATAATTTCCGAAACGATACTTGGATGTTTAACAGCATATACAAGTGACAAAAACGACCCCCATGAACCACCACATAACATCCATTTTTTTATGTTTAGTTTCTTTCTAATTTTCTCAAAATCTTTTATTAATTCATGTGTATTATTATTCTTGCGTTCTCCTGTTGGAGTACTTTTTCCACTACCTCTTTGATCAACTAAGATTATATAATATTTTTTAGGATTAAATATTCTACTCATTTTAGGTGAAGTTCCTCCTCCTGGACCACCATGAACAATTAAAGCAGGTTTTCCATTTTTATTTCCATAGCATGAATAATAAACAGAATGAATTCCCGATTTAATATATCCACTATCTATCATTTTAGTTTGGGGATAATAATATGTGTCTTTTTTGTTTTTTCTTGTTATTTTTTTACTTTTTTGCTTTTTTCTTCTAGTTTTTCCACCTTTCATGGAAGATTTTTCATTTTTTGACTCTTCTTCCATAAATTTTATTAATCCAGATACAGATCTATCTGGTTCAAAATCCTTTATTTTATTACCTTGAATTGTAGAAAAATGAGGAAAAGCATTTACTTCTTTCTTAAAATTAAGTTCGGGAAGACTATCTTTATTAATATATGCGATTACTGTGTTATTTTCAGGATGATTTTGTTGAAAAATACTGGACGCACGTTCCCAATCAGGAGAAACTTCATTACACGCACTACATTTATCCCAATAAATAAAACAGATTACTTTCATATTTTTATTAATATCATTATTAATATCCCTTATTTTTCTTGTATCATCCTTTTTTTTAATATAATAAACTTTTACCATATATAATTGTTAGATTATTTTATCACATAATTATATATGTATAAAGTTACCACTAAATTTATTTTAGCTATAATGTTATTTTTGATAGGATTATATTTTGTATTAACTTATAAAAGTAATGATGTAATTGAATCATTTACAGGAAATAGATGTCCTGATATGTTAATACAAAAAGGAGATAAAATATTTTTATATAATTCTAAACTTGCCGAAGTTCCAGGAGTAAATCCAATTCAATTCGATAATTTAGAAGAATACTCTGAATTTATTGAATGGCAAAGAAGTCAAAATATTAAGTGTCCTTTATTATTTCTTCAGCAGTCATACGATGTTCAAGGTAAATCAGTATATAAAATAAAAGACCCAGATAATTTACAAAATAATTTACCACAAGAACACGTTAAAACAACAAGTGATAACCAAATGAAATCTAAATTATTAGATTCTCATCGGGATGATAAACCATATAATCAAAATTCATATCCTGGTTTTGACCAACAGAATCAATATGTAGGATTAAATACACCTTTAGACAAATTATATTCAATGGATGAAGTTTCGCGTAAATATAGCGCTAATGCTATGATGAGTAACTGGGGTGGCGTTAAATATAGCAATACACAAGTCGAACATGAAATAATTGCTGATACAGTAAAAAATAATTAATTAGGTTCTTTACCATATACTTCCCATACTACACTCAATCTATATTCACCTTCATCACATTTAAATTTTGTTATAGAATGCTTCAATCTACCATCAAAACATATTAGTTTTCCAATCTCAGGTTTTATTGTTACATAATCATTATTGTCATAATCAGAATATATTCTTAATTCACCCCCTTCAAATTTATTAGGTAATCTTATATACAATACAAAAACTTTTAAAGGTGTATAACCTAATGTAGAATCTTTATGGGGCAATACTGAATACTCTTCGTGATTTTTACATCCAGTGTCTTTGTATAAATCATCCCTGGTGTTGTATATATATAATATATTAGAATAATATTGATACACTATGTTATCTTTAATATATTTTTTGAATACTTCATATAATATTTCTAATTTATTCTCTTTGTATAAATATTCAATATCATCACTATCTTTAAAAACAAAATCAACATTATTAACATCTCTAAAAAAAGTAGAATTTAGATAACTTTTCGAATTTTTTTTACTAACAACTATTCTATTTATAATATCACATTGTTTATTATTTAATACATTTTTTTCTTCAATAACAATTGGTAAATTTTTTATAAACCCATGCATATATGATTTAATATTAATTATTATTTAATATTAAATAACTAAGATAACTTAGATATTTTTACATCTTTAATATTACAAAAATATTCAACTAAATCATCATTTTTATAATCATCTATATATTTTATATTAACAATGCCACTAGCTAATAATATTCTAGCACAAATAATACAAGGATAATGCGTTATATATGCGTCACACCCAAAACATGAAACTCCTCTTTTGGCACAATCGCTAATTGCGTTTTGTTCAGCATGAATAGTTGCTTGTTCATGATTATCTCTAACAATACTTTTATGAGGACAATCTGGTAAAAAACCGTTATATCCTTGACTAATTATCCTGTTATCTTTAACTAATAAACATCCAACTTTTAGTCTATCGCATGGAGATCTCTTTGAAGTTACCTGAACAATTTCTTTAAAATATTCATCCCAGCTAGGACGCTCTTCATTATTCATTATATTAATATATTAATACATATAAATATAATCATTTTAATTTCTTTATACAGAAAAACCTTCTTCTAGAAATTCATCATTATCATTAGCTGTAATAGTACTTCTATTATTACGTTTTTTTGAATTTTCTAAATATTTGATTGAATTTTTAAATATTTCCTTCATATCTTTATATCTTCCAAAATGTTTTTCAGCAGCTATAGCATTAGCACCCTTACCTTTACTTTCGTGCCATATTCCTACATGTTGTATTGTGCTAAGCGCATGCATTTCCTCATATTTTACAAACATATCTATTTTGTTATTAATCTTTTGTACATCTATTTTATCTGTGTTTTTTGACAATAATAAAACTGATTTTAATTGAGATAAATTGTTGTCTAATTCTTTTTCGCCACGAAACCCTTCTTGTTGGTTAGTAAAATTCAATTTTATTGTATCTGTTAAAAATAAAATTATTATAATACAAAATATTATTATTGGCAAATAAACATATGGGTCTTCAAAATTTATCATATATATATAATTTATATAATTTATATATCTATTAATTTACTTAATTTTTGCCAAAAAGTATGATACACAATTTACTTCTTCATCTTTATTTTTATAAAACTCACCATCAAAAATGTAATCAAAATTAAAATACTTCAAAATGCTTTGATGATCAGATATTAAATGTGTATATTCTTGATGAACAGGAATTTGTAAAATGTGTATTAAATATTTTCCTTTAAAATTTTCACGTAAAAACCGTTTAAAATCTGGCAAATGTTCAATAATACACCATGTAGTATCAGACATAAATAAAACATCTGGATTATGTTGATTTAATTTAATCGCAGAAGTTCTATCAATGACATCAATAACATCGAAATTTACATTTTCTAAATGTCCAAAACTTTTATTTGCTTTTACAATTGCTGATCTGGCGTTATCTATACCCGTAATCTGTTTAAATTTCGTCCAATTTTTAAGAAAATTACAATAACAACCTAAACCACAACCAATATCAACTATTCTTTTACATCTTAGATATCTATTTGCGTAATCTGCTAAAAATTTTACAATTTGTTTTTTTTCAGGACATAACATTAAAGATTGGTTCCAAGGGTCATTAGACATTTCATAAATTTGTTCAGTTGAAATTTTATGCGATATAACATCATCAGTTAATAAGTCTCCCATATTATAAATTTATATTAAAAAATTTATTAATTTTTCGATTGTACTTTTATTTATCTTGCGTTTTTTATCATTTTTATCAGTTGTACATAAATTAAATAATTCTTCTTTGTTGTTAGTGCAAATATTTATTAAATTCTGTAAGCTTCCACTGTGGTCCATAATAACCTTAGATATTTTACTACTAATTCCTGGAATTTGATTAAGCATTATTAAATGAATATTTTCTTTAGTTACATTCTCCTTTTTAACACTTTTTAATGTTTCAGAATAGGTAACAGGTTCATATGTCAATTTACCTTTTTTAAATTCACGAGATAGTTTATCACAATACCTCAATATATATTCTGCTGTTTGACTAGTATTTGATGTAGTAAAAACAGAGAATCCTTTAAAGTAATTTAAATCAGTTAGTGCTGACCATAAAGCTCTTTTCTCCATTCTTCCTTTTTTTTCATTATATGAATTCATATTACCTTCTATCAAATAACATATATTGTGATTATTTAAAGAAATAGAATTTATTAACCGTTCCGATTGTTCTTTAAATCTACCATCTTTTATACTTGATGCTAAATCATATAATGTTTTTCTCTCAAAAATGACTATAGGATTTTCAGATAAATCGCAAATTACTATATCGCCTAAATGTAAATTCTTAGAAGTGATATTTAAACTTAAATCATAAAAATCATTCTGGGCTGTTAATTGAGTAATTAAAGAACCTTCTCTGCAATCTGAAATAATTTGCATATTAAATATAATAGTATTTAATATGTATTTAAGTAAAAATAAAATAACTTAACCCAAAAGTTTCTTTGGTGCTTGGTATCTGTATTGGCGGGCTCCAGCCATCATTGAACATACCATAGCTTGTTGGTCAGGGGCTCTGGCCAAAAGAGTACCTTTGGGGATTCTAGGATATGCTGATGCTTGGACAACCCCACTCTTGGCAGGTCCTCCACATGACTTATTAGCGGAGGAATTAATTAAAGAATTAACATTTCTGGCTCTTCCTTCTAAAGTGCGCATTATATATATCCGATATATTTTTTTTTCCACAATATCAATTATAAAACAATATAAATATATAAATTGACTAAATATATGTCGGGTAAATTAGATGATGATATTATAAAACAAGGCGAAAAATTAATTTTTAATCCATATAATAATTTGAACAATGAAATTACATTAAGAGACGTTCAATCTATCCTAAATCGATATGGATTACCAGGAAAGGTTACTAATTTAAAGTTGTATAAGAGGGCTTTTGATCATCGCTCTTATACAAAGAGACCTGAATTAGAAAACGAAAAAAATAATATTATTATTACAGAACAACCTATGGATTGTTTGCCTTTACGTAGTAAATCAAACGAACGATTAGAGTTTTTAGGTGATGGAGTTCTAGAATGCATAGTAAAATTTTATTTGTATAGACGTTTTCCTAAAGAAAATGAAGGATTTATGACAGAAAAGAAGATTGCTTTAGTTAAAAACGAAGCTATTGGAAAAATTGCTTATGAGATGAGACTACATAAATGGTATATAATTTCAAAACACGCTGAAGAGAAGGGTATCAGAACTAATCACAAAAAGCTAGGATGTCTTTTTGAATCATTTTTAGGTGCTTTATTCTTAGATTTCAATAAAACAGAAATGATTGATGAAAACGCATTATTTGCTAATTTTTTTGTAACAGGTCCTGGATTTCAATTCGCACAAATTTTCATAGAAAATGTACTAGAGAAGCATGTAAATTGGAATGAAATAATTAACAATGATGACAATTTTAAGAATATACTTCAAGTTAAAATTCAAAAAGAATTTAAGGTTACTCCACATTATCTAGAAATTGAAGAATATGACCCTGAAATTGGTTATACTATGGGTGTATATATTTGTTTAGGACAGCAAATACACGAAGTAAATATTGAAGATGCTATCTCATTTAGAACACTTGGAACTTTTGAAAATGTTCATGAACACGCGTCAGAAAATGATGGAAAGGCATTTGTATTTTTATCTAAATCGATCCATAAAATTAAAAAAAAGGCCGAACAAGATGCTTGTGCAAAATCTATTGAATTAATTGATTAAAATATTTAACTTTTTATGTAATTAAATATTATATGAGTAATCCACAATTACAAACCTTATTTAATAAACCAATATCTTCTAAATTAAAGGACTTTGATGTTATTATTAATATCCCTGTTACAGGAGAAGATGGTAAGGTTAATGATGTAAATGTAGAAATTGAAGATAAAACTAACGATAAACTAGTTAATAGAACTAGATTTATGAAATCTATAAAGTCAAAAAGAAAAGTAATTGATATTCTTGCTATTACGCAACGAGTAGAAAAGGATGAATTAGAACCTGAAAAGAAGGAAAAAATAAAGAAAGATGCTATTAACAAATTAATTATTAAACCATCTCAAAAGAAAAAATTAAAGCAAGATTTAACAGACACTAGTATTGCTGCTATTTCTGAAATAAAAACTATTCAAATCGGCGATGAAATTCTTTCAAATAGATTACCTATTGATAAAGAAAGTAAGCCTATTATTAAATCAAATTATTTTATGAATAATAGAGAAAAATTTATTAAATTTGTGAATGATTTATTAAAACCATATAGACAAGAAATATTGGACGAGAATAAGGAAACTTGTGAAAATAAAAATACTAAAAAAGACCAAGCTTTATTTACACATCAAAAAATAGTTAGAGATTATATTAATCTTTATACTCCTTATAGAGGTGCTTTACTTTACCATGGATTAGGTTCAGGTAAAACATGTTCTTCTATTGCAATCGCAGAAAATATTAATAAAAATGTCTCTATTATTACAGCTGAATCAATGATAACCAATCAAAAAATAGTTGTATTAACTCCAGCGTCTTTGCGAACAAATTATATTGAAGAAATTAAAAATTGTGGAAATCCTATTTATAAAAAGAAACAATTTTGGGAATTTATAAATACTGATGAAAATCCAGAATTAATTGAAGTTTTATCAGCATCTTTAAATCTACCTATTAGTTATATTAATTCACAACATGGAGCTTGGTTAGTTAATGTTAAAAAACCTACTAATTATGATAAATTGTCTGAAACTGAACAAACCAGTTTAAATCTACAATTAAAAACAATGATTGACCAAAAATTTGTTTTTCATAATTACAATGGATCTTTATCAAGAAAAAGTAGATTAAAAGAACTTACTGCTAGTGGAACAATTAATATGTTTGATAACAAAGTTGTAATCATTGATGAAGCACATAATTTAGTAAGTAGAATTGTGAATAAAATAGAAAAATCCAAACCTACTCCTACAGGTCAATATAATACAGAGGATGAACCATCATTAAAGATATATGATATGCTTCTCAGTGCTAATAACTGTAAAATTGTATTATTAACAGGAACTCCTATTATTAATTATCCAAATGAATTAGGTATTATGTTTAATCTCCTTAGAGGATATATTAAAACATGGCATATACCAGTAAATGAAACAAGAGAATTAAAACAAAGAATTACTATTGAATTATTACAAAAAATATTAAAACGAGAAAAACATCTCGATTTTGTCTCATACAATTCTAATGTATTAACTATTACTAGAAATCCATTTGGATTTGTAAATACTGTATACAAAGAAGAATATAAAGGTGTTAAATTAAATACAAATGGTGATATTATGGAAGATACCGTTTTTGTAGATAACATTATAAAAACACTCACTAAAAATCATATTGAATGTATTAAATCTAATATTAAAATTGTTCTTACTAAAGCTTTACCTGATAAATTAGATGAATTTAACAACAAATTTATTGACTCAGACAAGGGTGATGTGAAAAATATTGATATATTTAAAAGAAGAATTGTAGGTTTAACATCATATTTAAATGATAAAGAAAATTTAATGCCTCAATATGACGCTGATAGAGATTTTTACCCAGAACGTATTGAAATGAGTGATTATCAATTCGCAAAATATCAAGATGTTAGAAATGCTGAGATTACAAAAGACCAAAATAAAAAAAAGAATAATAATTTATTTACTGACAGTGCTTCTTCTTACAGAATATTTTCAAGATCATATTGTAATTTTGTTTTCCCCGAGGATTATCCAAGACCATTTCCAAATGATGGTGGAATTGCTGAAAATATAGAAAATATGAAAAATGAAGATGATATTGATGGTTTAACAGACAAAGATAAAGTTGAAAATCCTAACGCAGGTATTTCTGAAGATGATGTTGAAAAACCATCTGTTATTCAAATTACTTATAAACAAAAAATAAAAGATGCTCTTGACTTCTTAGCATTAAACGCAGATAGATTATTATCAGTTGAAGGTCTTGAAATGTACAGCCCTAAGTTTTTAAAAATATTAAAGAATATTCTTAATAAGGAGAATTTAGGTTTGCATTTATTATACAGTCAATTTAGAACCGTAGAAGGTATTGGTATTTTTTCGCTTGTTTTAAAAGCAAATGGTTTTATACAATTTAAGTTAATTAAAAATTCATCTGGACAATATATTTTAGATATTCCAGAAGGAATTATTGTTGGACAGCGAATGTTCGCACTTTATACAGGTACAGAAAGCGCAGAAGAAAAAGAATTAACTAGAAATATATACAATGGTGACTGGAATTTACTTCCAAATAATCTTGCTCTTCAATTAAAACAAGTAGCACCTAATAATAATATGGGGGAAATTATTAAATTAATGATTATTAGTGCTTCAGGTGCCGAAGGTATTAGTTTAAAAAATACTAGATTTGTTCATATTATGGAACCATATTGGCATCCTGTTAGAACTGAACAAGTTATCGGTAGAGCTAGACGTATTTGTAGTCATGAAAACCTTGAAGAACCACTTCGCAACATTAAAGTAATTTTATATTTGATGAAAATTAGTGAGCAACAGGCTAAAACCGCATCTAATCAACTACAACGATTCGATATTAGTAAAACAGATAAAGATAATAAAATTCCATTAACAACCGATGAAAACTTATTTGAGTTGGCTAGAAGAAAACAGAATATACATAAGCAACTATTAAAATGTGTAAAAGAAACAGCTATCGATTGTGCAATACAATTTAAATCTACATCAGGAGAAGAACTAAAATGTTATTCTTTTGCGGGTGAAACTGACCCTAATGTTTATTCATATAAGCCAAATATTGCGAATGAAGAAACAGATAGAGCTGTTCAAAAAGTTAATAAGAAAGAAGTCATATTCAAAGCAAGAGTATATACCGCAGATGGTAAAAAATATGCGATGAAAATGGATGAAAAAGGTAAGCCAACTGGAATACTATATGACATTGATATATATAAGAAAGCAAAAGAAGACCCTGATATTGAAATGTTGCCTGTTGGTAGAATTATTCAGAATCCCGATGGTACAACAAAAGTTGATTTTAATTAAACATAATATAAAAATAACTAATTATTTATATTATGGAACAGCAACCTGCACCAATATTTGATATATCTAATTCTACTGCTATAAATAGTAATTATTATTACGCATCTATGATGAGTTCATTTCACCATTCCGCAACATCATATGAATTTCTTGTTTCAGGTAGAATGCGTAGAAGTGATTTTGATAATTCCGTTATACACGGCGACGAAAAAATATTTGATAAATTATATAATTATGGTCATAACCACGAAAATAAAAGATTAAAATATAAATGGACACCAATCATGATAGCATCATGGAGTATGAATAGTGTTTTTTTCAATCATTTATTAAATAATTATAATATTGATTTAGATCTTAAAAATGATTCTGGGCATACTGTATTACATATTGTTTGTATTCGAAAGGCAGTTGAATTTATAAATATTCTTATAAAACATGGAGCACATATTGACATAAAAGATGATTATGGTTATACTCCTTTAGATTATTTACATAATTATCCTATTAATATTGATGAAATTAAAGAATTGTATAAAACAGAACAAAAATGGATAAGAAGAAAATTTCTATTTTTAATTCAACGATATATTAAAAAATGTAGTAAATTAGCTGATTCGGGTAAAAAAGTATTACAAGACATGGATATTCTTAGATACATTTCATCATTTTTGTAATATTTAAATTAGCCCTCCACCTCTAGATATATATGGAAATTTAGATTTTCTTTTACGTGTTTTTTTACCTCCACTATATCTTGGCGTTCTTCTTGTACGTCGTCCTGATTGTCTTTTACGTGTTTTTTTACCACCCTTTCTACCCCCTCTTGTAAGATCATAAGTATCACGATTATACATTGATGACCTTCTTGTTTGTCTTCCTGAACTTGTTATAGCTTGTCCTCTAGGTTGTCCTCTAGGTGGTGCTATAGATTGTCCTGAACTTTCTGAAACATTATTAGCTAGTTCACTTTGCATCTTTTCAAGAAGTTTTTTTATTGAACCCACGCCGCTTTTTAGTGGTATTAATGGATGTAAAAATTTTCTATAAAAATGAAGATAGTTTTTATGAGATAATTTATTTCGTTCAGTACCAGTACCACCAGCAGCATCGCTTAAAAATATTTTTTGTATATATACTTTTGTATTATGATGTAATGAATTATTCCCCTTCTCCACACTAGTATCCCATAATTTACTAGTACTATTTAATATCCAATATTTATCATCTATTGATAATGTATATTCTGTAGAATCAGGATATATTGTATTCTGACCATTTTCTAATTCTGCTTTAAAATCTAAAGCACTTCTTGTAACTTCATACCAACTATGATGGTAACAACCAACTAAATATGCTATAGCAACATGGTACATATCATCAAGATATGTTTTTTGTTCTTGGTTTCCTCTACCAATAAAGTATGCTAGTTGTAAATATTTCCATGCTGAACCAGATATTCCACTTTTTATATATTTATATTTATTATTTTTAGCCTTATTTTCAATCTCGCTTCTTTCTATATTTGCTTCTAATTCTGCTTGTCTTATCATATTAAATCTTAAAATACTATTTAAATCTAATTTAAATAGTGTAAATCCTGTTGACCAATATATATAACCTTCATCTATTTTTTCTTTTTTTTCCTGACTGTCTTCATACTGTTTCATATATTCTTTTTCTCTGCTACTTAGTTTTATAGTTACTAACTCTTGTCTCTCATGAGCTGCTTGTAGATTTACATAATTTTGGAGTCTTCTTTCTAAATTGGCTAAAAAATCCTCATTAATTACTATAGGGAAAAGTTCGCTTTCATCATTTTCATTACTGGCGTCAATGGCCTTGGCAATGCCCGCCCATCTAGGTTTTGACCGATTATAATCAAAACATATTGGATACTTGCCTGTTGGTATAGTATGATCTCTAGGAAATTTTCTATTTTTTACTCTCTCTGTATTGCCCTTTCTAGGGTCAGGATCAATATGGTTCCAGAATTCTTCTATTTTTTCTACAAAACTTTTTAAATTTGGTAATGTATTTAATTCACTCTCTATTATATTTTTATTTTTAGCTACTTTTTCGTATATCATATTTAAAACAGGGGCTGTTTTATGTTTTGTTCTAATTTTTAAATAACTATCATTACATTTATTTCCTTGTGTTTTTTCGTATATATTAACATTATCTGATTCTTCAATTCCTTCTATTGCATGACTACTACAATTCCAAAAACAATTCATTAGTTGAACTTTTTCTCTAAAATTTAATGATCTAATACCATCAACAGATAATGTTTCTAATGTTACTGTAAAAGAACCAGGTGTTACATGTTTTGATGGACCTTTACTATCCATGTTATGTTGTTTTCTTGCTAATGGCATACTTCTATTTAATAAATCAACCAGAACATAATCGTTCTCACCACCTTCCACATCGCACGCAGAATCTATATGTTTACATGCTATTATTCCCTCTCTTACTATAATAATAAGTCTAATTATAAAATTCAATATAGATTTATTTAATTTTTCGTCTGCTTGCATTGTAATAGCAGCTATATTTGCCTTTTCAGATTGAAATAATTGTTCTAATGTTGGAATTTCATAGTCCTTTCTTGCTTCTGGGTTTGTCGAACTTGCATTACGCTGTTCTTCTTCTGGTCGCATATTGGTAAATGGAACATGTTGATTAATAAGATTAGTAACTTGTTTAAAGTCATCTTTAACAAATTCTAATACTTGATTTTGTGTGTCTTCATCTGAATTTATATCATATCGTATATTTTCATTTTCATATTCTAGTTTAGGAGTATAATGTAATGCGTATAATGTAGTAACATAATCTTTCTTTTCTCTAGGTTCAAATACATCAAAACTATTGTTATACCAAAATTGCCATGGGTTTCCCCTATGTTTAAACAGACGATCATCTGGTTCCGATCCATCCGTCTTTTCCTCATCAAATAGTTTTTCTATATCATTCGGTAAGCTTGTTACCACATATTTTTTTCTTGGGTCTTCGTTATTAGTTTCATGTAATATATTTAATAATTCTTCATCTGGTCTATTTTGTGTGCTCATATAATATATTTATATATTTATTTGCTATTATTTTTCGTATTTTGTATATATTCTATTAACATATCTATCTTTCTATCCATTTTTTTTAAATGAAAAAGTACATTCTCCATATCATTATTACTATTTATTGGTTCTACTTTTTTCAATTTACTAAATATATCAACGTCTGTTTCGGGAATAAAAGTATCACCTACTATTTCCTGTGGTAAAGTATGTATTTCTTCTATTTTATTCATTGATATATCATCTTTTAGCTCAATACCGATCCATTCTTTAGCTTCTATTACATTATCATTACTAATATCAATATTATCATATTTTCTTTCATTAATTTTTTTTTGAAGTTCATCTTCTACATTAAGAAGTGGCTGATCCATATTATCTTCAAAACTAATTTCTTCAGGAGATTCTGTTTTCATAGAAATTGTAAAATCATTTTGTCTTTTTTGTAATCTAGATTCAAAGTCGCTTAGTCTTTTATTAGATATCTCCTTGTTTGTAACTAATTTATTATTACTCATTTTTAAATTTAGTTCAACTAAAAATAGTTTATTTTTTTCTAATAAATCTGTAGTTTCATTATTTTTATCAATTTCAACTAATAAACTTTCAAATGTTTTTTTAACATTTAAAACGTTAGTATCTATTTCTTTTTTAAATGTTTCATTTTCTAACATTAAATCCCATAAAAACCCTTTATTTTCTTGCGATAGAAACATATTATAATAAATAATTATAATATATTTTTAAATTAATATACTGTATTAAAATATACTTTTCTATACTTAGTCATTTCATCATCACTTATTTTACCTTTTTTAAATGTTTCCTTCCACATTTTTACATTTTTTATCATATTAGTTATAAAAAATAATGAATAAATACCACACTCAGTATCTTCTTTTTGATGTTCGTGTGGATGTATTTCATCAAAATCTAATTCAATACCTAATAACGTAGCTTGTGATTGTACTTTTTTACAAAATTTTTTTATTTGTTTTGGTACTTTTTCACCAACACTATCAAAATAATATATTGTTTTAGATTTTATATCTATAAATAAGGATACCCAATGAGAACCACCTTTGTAGTGAGGGTCTAAATTAAATATTACACCTATTTTATTTAAATTTCTTTTTAATAATTTATCTAAATTAAAATTACATAATTCTTCCCATACACATTCTCCGTATGCCATTTGTGCGTCATAATCAATTGGTGAAGGTCCAATAAATTCAAAATTTTTATATTTTTTTTCATATTGTTTCATTACTTTACTTATATCTATACTACTTAACCATTCATTCGGGTTTTGTTTCCATTCTTTAGGTGCGAATGGTGCGAAAAATTCATTTATAAGTTTTTTTTTATTATCAAGTTTATTTAATAATTTTCTCATCCAACATGATTCTTGTCTGCATGTATATTGTAATTTTTCCTTCAAGTTTTTCCATATGTTCGTATTATCGGTGTAATTAATTTTATCTTCAGGGTGTTTTTTATTCCATGCGCTTTTTAATTTATCTAAAATTTCTCCTGTATAACAAGTAAAACCAGATGATGCGTTGACATTTATATTACATGTATCTTTTATAAAATCATCATTCTTTTTATTTTTTTTTGTTGTTCCCTTTTTACCTTTTCTTTTTTTTATTTTCTTTGTATCTTTTCTTGTTCTTCTTTTTGGCATATATAATATAGTAATTTTTTATATATTATATATTTTTTTATTTTTTACTTCTTTGTACTCTTGTATGATTGTTAAATATTTCGATAGAATTACTTGATTTATCTGGATTAAAAGGTTTAAAATCCTGTGTATTAAACAATAAAGGGTGATTTAATTCACTATTTGGTATATCATTGTTTACTCTTACAGTTGGATTATACAAGTTACTTTTTGAACTGGGTACATATACAGATTGATTACAATTTTGTAAACCAAAGTAAGTATTTCTTAAATTATTTTCTAAATCTATATTTTTAATATACCCAGAATATGGTCCTTTATCATTTCCAGGATTAAAAGTTTCTGATACTTCATAGAAATTTCTATTTTCTGATATATTGTTTGTGGGTCTTACATTTAACGCAGGAAACCTAACATATTTTGTTGGAACAGCTCTAAAAGAGAATTGACTTTCTAATTGTTGATCAGGTATATTACGTTGAAAAAAACCGTCATTTATATTTTGACGATTAGCATCTTTACATAAATAAAATCCATCTACTACACCATGCATTTTTTCTTGATCCATATATAATTTATATAATATATTTTTATATAAATTATTAATAATTCATATTTGTTTGATAGATTACATAAAATATAAATAATCCATAAAAATTCTTTGAGAATATATCTAGTATGTTATAACATGTGTTTTTTACTTCAAAATTAAATAATGCTGCTATTCCATAAAATGACCATATAACAAATAAGAAATTGTATAAATAAATATTAGTTGTGTTATCTCCTACATAATTATCATTTATAACTTTAAATGATAGATAAAAAAATAGAAATCCTAATGGAAAACTAATGTATTTAGATAAGTATTCTAATTCTCCCAATAATCCAAAAAACAACATTAAAAAATTATAAGTAATTAATTCATATATTGGTTTCTTTTCATTTTCTATAAATTTTTTTGAATCTATCTTATTCTTTTTTTCCTTTTCTGTATTATATTTCATATACATTGCTGTTGATATCAACATTAATGGTGTTGTAATATTCCAATCAATATATCTAATTAACGTTACGTTATCAGGAATGTTACTTAAATTATTAACTAACCAATAATAAAAAACAAATTCTACAAATTGAACAAATGTTTCTAATTTTAATATGTCTCCTAATATTGCGTCTTTTTCTTCTAATTCTATAAATAGTCCTAAACTCCCAATTGTACCTGTTAGTAATTGAACTACTAAAGATATATAGGCGGTATAGATTAATAATTTTTTAGGGTCCATATATATAGTAATAAAATGAAAAAAATTTATGAAAATATTTTTGATTTTACTATTTTTACCCTCTACATTTTGTATATTATAATTGTTTATACCATATACACATCTCAAGATGGTTTTCTAAAAGGACCATTTAGTGAAAAGAAATTAAGAGAATATTTAGATAATTTACAGGTATTTTTAAGAACATTTGTTGTCTTTATTTTATTAATTAGATTTAATCCATTATCTAATATAAATTTTACAGAATTTGACAGGAAAATTGTATTTACAACTGCTTTCTTTTTAATTAGTACCACGGGTATTAATGAACTTATTATGTCAAGTGATTATATTAGTCAAAATTTGAAAAATCTATACTCTTTAGTTATATAATGAATAATGTTTTTGAAAAACATAAAATTATAGTAATTATGGCTGGTGGAGAAGGAAAACGAATGAAATCTTCTTTACCCAAAGTATTACATAAAGTAAATAATATTCCAATGATTGTAAAAATTTTACATGAAGCACTTATGATATCACCTAGAAAGATATTTATTATTGTAGGCAAACATAGAATTTTAATTGAACGGGCTATCAATGAACATATTGATAGTGATATTATTGAATATGTTGATCAATTAGCCCCTTTAGGAACTGGACATGCTATTATGGCATGTAGAAAAAGACTTATTAAATATAACTATTCTGATGTTCTTATATTATCAGGTGATGTTCCATGTATTACTAGTTCTACTATATCTAAAATGTTTAAAAACAATGATAAATGTAAAATTGCTGTATTTGAAAAAGAAAATCCTTATGGTTATGGGAGAATTGTTACAAAAGATAATAAATTTGTAAAAATTGTTGAAGAAAAAGATGCGAATGATGAACAAAGATTCATAAAACTTGTTAATTGTGGTTTATATTCTTTTGATTGCGCAACATTGTGTAAATATTTACCATTTTTAAAAAATAATAACAAACAATTTGAATATTATTTAACTGATATTATCGAGATTATTAAAAGATTTGAAAAGATAAATATAAATATGTATCATATTCCATTGGTTAAATATATAGAAGTAGCTGGTGTTAATACACCAGAACAACTTGAAGAAGTTAATAAATATTTAGAAGCATTAAAAATCTCTTATTAATTTTAACATTTGTTTTGAAGCAATAATATCAATATCTTTTTCATCTTGTCTTTTACTTTCATGTTCATAATTTATATTTCTTAAAAAAATAGCATTTAAATAATTTACAAATAAAGTTTTATCAAACCTTATTATTGAACTATTTAGAAATCTTGAAAATAAGTCATTTAATGACAAAGAATATACATATGGTTTCACGTGTATATAATATACGTTTTCATGGTTCATATATCTATGTTTTTGGTCATCTATAAAGCATACTTGAGTATCTAGTGGCATTTTAGTACATTTAACTAAATCATCATATGTTTTACTATTAGTTGTACGCATCTTTTCAATTATTTCTCCATTTACCATAAAAGCACATATTACATTATCAAAAATTAAACCATTACATTTCGTTTGCAAATAATTTTTTATGCGTGTTGTCCATAATTTAGGTCCTTGATTATTTGTATATATACATATTTTATCTATTTTACCCAATTCTTTTTGTCTCGTTAAATAATTAAATATTCCACATATATCGGGTCTTAAACAAACATCGTATAAATTCATTATTGAATTAAAATTTGATTGTGTTAATTTTTTATTTAAAAATATTTCTATAGATTTAAATAGTATTGATAATTGAGAAAAATATCCTAATGTACCATCCATATCAAATACTACTATTCTTTTAGTCATAATATATGAATATATTATTATATTTACATATATTATTAGAATTATGTCAGCATTAACAACAGATGATTATAAAACAGTTTTAAAATATTATGAAAAAAATATTCCTACTGATAAAAATAAATTGAAAAGAATTGCTGAAGATATTATAGCAGAAAAATTATGCAATTGCGTTAATAAAATTAATAGAACATATACTGAAGAACCCAAAAGTATTGGAATATGTAAAAATTCTGTTTTGAAAAAAAAGAATTTATCAATATATAAATTTAAATGTGCTAAAAAAAAGGCATATTTAATAGGTAAAACTCGTTCTAAAAAGCTTGTGAAAAGAGGAACTATTTCTCTTTCAAAAAAAACTAGAAAGCGTAAAAATAATAATTAATAATCATATTTTATTAATTTAAATAGGTCAATATGTGTAATATTTATGTTCTCTACACTATAACAAGGTATCGTTTTACTATTATCAATTAAAAATCTCTTTTTATTTGATATATATTTCCAATACCATTTTTTTATATTTTCATTATACAACATCATATCATATATAGATACTCGAAAAGTCAACATTATTGATATATTATCATAAATTTTATTTAACCAATCCAATTGTTTTATTACCAAGTTATATTCGTATCTATAAGTACTATCCCATGAATATATTTCACGTAATATATCAATTGGTACCTTTTTTAATATATATTCAGGAAACATATATAATTCATTAATTCTTTTTTAAATAATTCATAACGGATAATAATACCTTTTCTTGATTATTTAATTTACGAAATATTAAATTTTCATCTACTTTCAATTGAAAACAAGTATTGCGTCTACCATAATTATTTTTACATATTAGATAAGTACCGCCTTCTCTTAATTCTATATCACATATTGTAGCACCTGACTTTAATCTTATCTCATTGGGGTTCAATAAATTTATCCATCTTATATAAGACCCACATTTAAAATGGGGTATTTCATCAATATATACATAGTCTTCTAGTTTTTCTAATATTTCATCTTCGTAATCTTCTGATAATTGTAATTCTTCTATCATAGTATTTTTTATTTCTTCTATTTTTTCACTTGTCAAATTCATTATATATGAATTTTCTTCATTATCTAATGCTGTTTGCAATAATTCCATTGTTTCACTATCATTTTCACTATCATTTTCATTATTTATACTCATGCTTATAAATAATGATATAAATTATTTTTATTTACATTTAAAATTGATTTTATTAACCTTATTAATTATATTGAGAACAACTATGGCTTCATTTATGAATAATAAAGATAACCCTCTTCCTTCAGCACCACCTCAGGAAACAGATGATAATGATGATGATTGTCCTTTATGTTTAAATAAGCTAGGTAATAATGATTTTGTAGTAACTAAATGTAACCATAAAATTTGTTTGTCATGTTTTATGGATAACTACAATAAATCAAGAAATGGACATTTATGTCCGCTGTGTAGAAATAAGGTTATAAATACTAGAAGAAACATTTATGTTTCAAGATCAAGAACAACATTTGAAGCTACTCAATTACTATACAGCATGTTTGATCTAAATAATGAACAGTATCCAGTATTTAAAGAATTAATAGAATTTATTGAATCAGGTAATTTAAGAAAGGATATATTTAAAGAAATATTTGGCAGACATATTATGGTAGAATTTATTGAAAATTATGTTAAAAATTTAAACATTACAAAGTAATACAACCACAAAAATATTTATATACTTTTTTATTTCTTTCCATTCTTTCATTTTTTCTAATACTTTCGATTTTTACAAATGACTCTTCGTTTGAATAACAATGCAAACAATATTTTTCCTTTCTTGTATCTAAATCACAAATCATTTTGTAACATAACATACATCTTCTCTCGGGAACTACTTTTCTACATATTTCACAACGATTCATAATATTTACTTAATTATATTATTATATTATATATTATACAATAAATATAATGCGGGATAAATGGAAAAAAAGAGAGTCAGAAGACTAAAACCTTTGAGAAGAAAACAAAAAGCCAAATCTAAATAAATATAAATAATATAAATAAATATACTTAAGTATTAAATGATATGTAAATTAACATGCTAAAACTAATATTATCAGCATTTTTTACCGTATCGTTACGTAGGTTTCAACCACTTCAAATCCCAAATAATAATTTTGTAAAAATGTCTTATGCTTTTCACAATCAAGATATAAATTCAACATATAATGACGCAGCACTTATTCCATTAGAACACTTACCTAAAAATGATTTTTATAAAAATTTCACTAATAATAATTATGGAAAAAAATATGGAGGTATTGTTTATCCACCAAAATAATCTAAATCTAAATAAATGTAGTTAAAAAATATATATATTTTTTTTAACTATATAATTACATCATCGCCCTAACAACTAATAAAAATACTGTTGAATGTACAAATAATCCAGCAGTTGTAGGACATCCTTTAGGATCGCAGATTTTTACTATTGAACCCAATAAACTATTTACCAATTTGTATGTCATTGGACTAGCAATAATAAAAAATATTACTGCTGAATAAAATGAATACCACCATTTCATGGTATCAGCATTATATGAAGCATTTTTTTCACCCATTATAATATTACGCAACAAAAAAACTTTATTTACTTAAATTATTAAATTATAACAAAACATACTTAACTTCTACTAATATTCATTGTTCTTAGTGCTTCAATTATTGCATTTCCTATTGCTGTAGCACCTTCGGTTGTTCCTAAATCATGAATTAGATTGTTAATAGGAATATTTCCTACATTATTTGCATTTTCATGATGAGGAGGTGTATAAGGTTCCTCTATCCATTGCTCACGACTTCTTCTTGGTCTTCCACGACCTCTTCTTGGTCTCTCATCCTCCACAACAGGTGGAAGCCATCCAGGTACTCGGTTTGCGTATTCCTCTCTACATAATGGACAATTTGTGCCAGCCGCATTTTGAAAATGCGAGAGAATACAATCACAACAGAATTTATGACCACACTTTGTTACCATTACATTTGCGTCACCCAATTCATCCCAACAAATACCACATGTTGTAGAATCGCTTACTGTAACATTTGTTGGTTGTGTATCAGATGGAGTTTCAATTTGAAGGTCTGGTCTTCGTAGGTCAGGCATTTCACCAGGATTTCTTAATTGGTTACTGCGAATTACATCCCTAGGGGGACTAATAACAGTATCAGTATCAGTATCACTCTCATCTTCACTATCATTATCTCCTCCTCTTCTATCCATATAATAAGGATGAGCACCGTCGGGAAACATTCCTTCGTGTAATTCTTTTAAGTGCATAAGAACGCGATAACGACTCTGTAGAGAATCATCTCGGTTCTCAAAACAACTTTTTAAACCTGCATTATGGTTACGAGCAAACCATGCTTTAGGCAAAGCTTTCCAGTCACAGCTATTTACACTAATTACTTCTAGTGATGTTTCTGAATCGTAAAACTGTTGATGTAATCTTTCCATTTTGTCTCTCCACGCATCAGGTAAATCTTGGTTATTTTCAATACTATAACCAATATGTTTAAATGATTCAACATTTTCTTCAACTTCTACTTGTACCATTGGAAGTACAGATTGACTTATTTGATTTTCATACCACCAAGATATGCCGTACGCATCTACATTCTTAATGATTATACGCTTCCACCAATACTTACGATTTAGAGGGTCGTCCGCATGAAAGATAGGGTCGTAATCATTTTCAAAAATACATCTAGCACGAGCAACAATTTTAACTTCACAATTAGTAGCGTTGTGACCCGACATTCCACAGAAGGAACAAACCATTTTAATTTATATTACTTTTGAACTTAATCAATCAAATTAATTTATAATTATATGATTTTTCTAAATTTTAGAATCAATTTTTTTTAAATAGTTGGGAGGGGGTCTCAAAAACATGTGGCCTTAATTTTTATTTTCACTTTATTTCATATTTATTTTAAAAAAATTGATTTGCTTTGATCATTTTTCTGATAAGCTAAATAACAACAAGTAATAAGCAATAAGCAATAATGTCCGCAATTACCCCAACCACATTCGAAGCTACCTTCACCCGCACTGATGTTCGTGAGCATCTCCGCAAGAAGTGTGCCTCTAATTTCCTGAAGAAGATGACCGAGCAAGAGAAGAATAACCTCTACAATAGTGCTCCTAAGACCGTAAATGCTGAAGGTGAGCAAGTAGCTCCTAAGCCTCAAGATGAATTCAAGAGTTCTGAATGGATTTCTGAAATCATCGCTTCATGGGACAGAACCGAAGCCCATTACATTCCTGTTTCTGTTATGGAGACAATTGTAATGAAGCCTGAAGCCATTGATGCCTTGAACCAGAAGTTCGAAGCTAAGGAAGTCGAGCGTGCCGAAAAGCTAGTCGCTTCTCAAGCTAAGAAGGCTGAGAAGAAGCTGGCTAATGAAGCTCAGAAGGCCGAGAAGAAGCTAGAGAAGCTCAGAGAACAGCTAGCAGCCATTGATTCTAACGCAGAACTTAATAACGAGGGTCTTGTCGTTGTAACTGACAACGACACTACAACTACCATGACTATTAAGGAGTATGCCAAGGAATTCAAGTCCCAGCAAAAGCTAGAAGCTAAGGAAGCTGCTAAGGAAGCAAAGTTTCAAGCTAAGCTAGATGCTGCTGCTCACAAGCTAGAAGCCAAGGAAGCTGCCAAGCAAGCCAAAATTCAAGCCAAAGAAGCTGAGAAGGCTGAAAAGAAAGCCGCCAAGGAAGCTGAGAAGGCTGATAAGAAGCTTCGCAAGTCTGTTATTAAAGATGCTGTTAAGTATATTACTGACAGTGATAAGCGTGTGCTTATTACAGATAACGCTGAATGGCTAGCAGCTAATGGTATTACAGCAACCAGTGTAGAAGAGTATCTAGCTCTAATTACTTCTAAGGAATACAAGAAGCTACTTGATCAGTGTGAAGGTCAGCTTGAGAAGATGAGTTGGTACCAAAATAACCACGTAGAGAATAATGAGTAAGTTTTAAGATTTGTTTTGTAATTTAATTAATTAACCCTTTTTTGTTTTACACATTTGAAGTTTTATAATGGAACAAAATATAATAAAAAAGATATAAATAATTATTATTAACAATGAATAGTTGTCGATCTATAATGCCTTGTTCAATTTGTTTAGAAAAATTCACAAAGACTATTGTAATTGAGTTAGATTGTGGTCATGTATTACATGAAAAATGTTTGATATCTTTAATAAAATCAAGAAATAGAAAATGTCCATTATGTAAAAAAAGAATAATACCAAATATATTTTTGGAATAATTTTTGTTCCATTTTAAATCTTCAAGGGTCTAATATTTTAAAAATATGATTTCTATTCTTTATAATTAAGTTCTTTTTTTATTTTTTCTATACAATTAACTATTGGTATTTGTATTATATTATTTTTTGAATGTTTACAAATAGCTTTATAAAATATATTTTGTTCTTTATTGAATGATAATTCAATTATTTTTTTATTTGATGTCCATATACAATGTATTAACGCAGCACCATGTGGTGCTATTATTATATCATTATTAAGAAAAATTTCTATTTGTTCTTTCAAATTTAAATGCTCCAAATATACAATACCGTTAAATTGATATTTACTATCTATGATTTCCTTTAATGGAATTAATAAATTCTTTATATTTCTAACTTTTTTATCACGATCAATTATTACTATATTTTTTCCATTGGTTTTTTTTTCTTCAACACTTAAACGCTCTTTTATGAATTTTGAAAATTTGAAAAGCCAATAATTAATTTCATCATATGTAAACATAGCATCTTTTTTTAAAGTTGTTCTTCCGCAATGATGTTCTATATGATTCCAAGGTGTCCTATAACATGTTTTTGTTAGTAAAACTCCTAAGCTATAAAAATAACATCTATCTATATAAAAACTATCATTATTTGATAAAAAAAATTCAAATATATCATTACCATTTGAAATAGTATTTAAAAGTCGTCTTTTAATGCTACTACCCTTCCAGTTTTTATTTTTATAATCTAAATCTACTCTCTGGTTTTCATATTGTTTCAATTCTTTTTCTATTATAAAATATTGTATATCAGATTTTTTACTATCTTCTTTTATCTCACATTGTGCCCAATAATAAGCAAATAAATAATCTATTAACGCATGACAAAAACAAGAATGTAATGTTTCTATACAAAACATAGTTGGTACTTTTTTTACATTTTCCGGAATTAATGAATTAAAAACATTTATGTCACTTATACATGTGTAATTATTAATATATTTTTTATAAATATTATCATTATCTCCTAAAATATAAAACTGTTTATTACAATATAACACATTTTCCTGCTTGAGTATATTTTTATTTAAAATACTATAACTCATATAATAAATAAATAAAAAAATTGATTTGTTTTACCATAAATATTATAATACAAAAAATGCTAACTCTACTATTGATTATTACTCTTATCGCACAAATTTATGCTATTGAACTTAATTATATAAATGTTATAAATTATTCTAACGCTTCTGAATCATGGACAGCACGTAAAATCACTACAAATATACCTATTTATACTTTTAATATTACTGATACTGATAATAGTGATAATAATAATGAAAATGACAGTTATTATAGAGAAAACAAATATGATTGGATTATTTACACTATCTAATATTTAGAATATAGTTTATATAATATTTTTTTATCATAGTATATTAATGAACTCTGTTGTAAAAGACTCAATCGTTGGGGCTATTATGTTTGGAGGACTGGCATATTTATCTGATAAATTTAAAAACAAATCATATTATTTTAAAATTATTGCGTTTGTATGGGCAGCACCATTTACATATTTTTATCTTTTATATATTACATCTAGAGCGGGTAAGAAATCATTAGATGGGTTTAACGCACACGCATTAATTGGTACATTAGCAACCGCATTTTTAATTGGTTTATATATGTTTTTAAAGGATTATACACATATTGATAATATTATTGCAATAACCTTTATATTAACCTTCATTTTTACTTTTGGTTATTATTATTTTAAGATATTTGAAAAAATTTAAAAAGATAACACATTATTATATATGGGTCTATTAATTAGCATATGTGATGATTGTATTAAGCCAAATATTCAAGATACACAGGAGGATGAAGTATTAGTTAGAACATGTTTACCTGGAGGAAAATCCTTTTTAACTAAGAGAAAAACATCAAGAATGGGTAATAAAGTAGAAATGCCTTATGAATTGTTAGATCAAAACAAAAAGTCACTTGAAAAGAGAAGGCCATCTTATTTACATTAATTAATATAATAGAAACAATAATTTTTATTATATTGAGAGAACTTTTCATGTGTTTATATGCAAAAAAAAATGATTTGTTTTGCGTAAATTGGCCTATTAGAAATATGAATTACAACCTAACGGATATGTCAAATTTTACACAAGAGTACGCACGTGTCGTCCAGGAATCTAACCGTTGTTTTAACAGCGAGTTAAATATCAAGGACCACCAAGTTAACGGCACCAAATGGTGTGTCGATAGAGAAAGTTCCGGTGAATCTGGGGCGTTTATCGCCGACGAGATGGGTCTTGGCAAAACCGTTATTATGCTAATGACGATGTTGATGTCTCCAAAAAAACTAACCCTTGTCGTTGTTCCTGCATCTCTACTATACCAGTGGTCTCAGCAGATCAAGCGAGTTACTGGTCATGACGCCCTCCTTTATTACAGTCATAAGAAGAAAAAAATAACACATGAGATGTTGATTTCTAACGGTACAGTTGTTACAACTTATCATAGTATTTCCGTTTTGAAAAAAAATAAAAATCTGCCTTCTACAAATCCGTTACACGCTATTCAATGGGATCGGGTCATTTACGATGAAGCTCATCACCTTCGCAACCGCAACGCTTTATGGCATGGGGCTACTAAGGTTAATAGTGCTTTCTCTTGGATGATTACCGGTACTCCCATTCAGAATAAACTTACCGATTTTAAAAACATGTGCTCTATCGCTAGTGTTTCACGTTCAGAGGCCTCTGTTCTCCGCCGTACAAAGCTACAGGTCGGTATTAAGTTGGCACCGCCTATCTTTCATAATATTACTGTTGATTGGTCCGGTCCTGAAGAGCTTGCTTTGGCAAAGCAGATACATTGGACCCTCAGATTTCCTGGAACTATGGTTGAGAGAATTGTACGTATGCAACTCTGTAAGCAGGCATGTATCTATCCACAGCTTCTACAGAACAACCAGCGTTACGTCGGTACCAATATCTTAGAACGGTCAGGACCACATACGTTGGATACCGCTTACAAACAGCACTCTAAGCTTGATTCCGTTGTGAATACTATCTTCCAACGAAAACGTAACGGCAACGGAAAGCTTGTTTTCTGTCAGTACAGACATGAAATGACAACACTAAAATCCCTCTTAAATTCAAAAAATATATCCGTTACATTGATTGACCCTACCATTACATCTAAGCAAAAGCTATCAATACTTACAGCCAACTCCCTCCCAGATAATTCTTACATTAATCGTTTGCCTATTGAACTCACACGTCTTATTAATTCCTATTTGAAAACCGACGTCACTATTCTTCAAATCCGTTCCTCATGTGAGGGTCTCAACCTACAAGACAATTACGCCGAGGTATATTTCGTTGGACCCGCTTGGAATCCTAGCGTTGAAGCCCAAGCCATCGCTCGATGCCATCGCATCGGACAGAAGAAGCAGGTCGAAGTTTTCCGCTTCTACATGGAGAAGTTCAAGCAAGAAGGTTTTCCTCCTATCATGACTTCTCAAGGCTCCCTGGTTAATTACTACAATATGGACCAGTATATTCTGAGAAAACAGGATTTGAAGAGAACTATCTCTACTAACTTCTTCGAGGAGCGAAGAGTTATTGCCTAATTTTAAATTTATAATTTTAACATATGTAACTACTTTTTTATTTGATTAACATTTCCCTCCCTTCGATAAGTTTTCTGCCGCCCACAACGGCTGCAAATTCGTATAGTGAAAACATTTTTTATGAATTTGTGCATGAAAATTGTTCATTAAATTGTTTTCGTGCGTCAATTGCCATTTGTTTTGCTTCTTCATATCCATATTTTTTTACAGCAAAGGTTTTTGTATATTCCTTATCATTTTGTTTTATTCTGGCTTGCCAACATTCATCTTTTTGCGTAAAACGTATTCCTAACATATGATTGTCTGTTTTATTATATTTTTTTGGAGGTCCACGATTATTATTATTTTGTTTAGATGTAGTCTCTCTCAAATTAATTAATCTATTATCTAATGGATCTCTATTGATATGATCAGTCATTTTATACCCTGTAATATATTTGTGAAATGATGCCTCCTTATAATTATTTGTAATCATCGCATAATATTCAGCATTTGGATTTCCACCACCTTTTGTAGAACATAAATTATATTTTTGACAAATATCCGCAAATTTAATATCTGTCTTCATTATTAAACCTTTTGTTAAAGTGACTTCTATTGTAGTGTCATCAATTATTCGTATCATATTTCTGGTTAAATTATTTTCATTAGAAATATTATTTAACCATTTTATTGCTTCAGCATTTGCATCATCAAAAATATCTGTTGAAAATGATTTTGATTTCAACTTATTATTAATTGAAATACGTGCTTCATAATGTGACGCATCTGTTTGTGTATTTTGTTTATATAAAATACTTCCAGGAGGTTTTCCTAATTGCCAATTTCTGTTATTCATATCTAATTCATATACAGGATATTCTTTATTTATACCATTATTTTTACAATTTTCTTTAACTTTTTTTACACATGATTTACAACGATTATCTAATTTATCTTTAGTTCCCGAATGTTTACTAAACATATTAACTGGATATACACTTTCGCATTTACGACACATCTTCTCATTCATTATATATATATAATATATAGTGAATATATTTAAGTTCATTTAGTTCCAATTAGTTTATAAAACCACCACCGCCGCCACGCAAACGCAACACAAGGTGAAGGGTGGATTCCTTCTGGCACGAAAGATGCTGTGGTTTTCTATCCCACAACAAAGGACTATACCTTAAGGGTTCATCGGTCTTGGGTAGACCTCACCCCCACACACTTTAAGTCTCTGAACTACTTACCATAGTATCGTATCCCATGACACCTTAGGTAGCAGATGCGGATTGAGCTATATTCTATTCGTTGTTACTATGCCTCGAGTCATTACCTGAGGTACTACATACAGTTTCCCATATATAGGTAGTAGAATAGAACCATTATAGAGCCGTTCCCGCAATTGATGCGTGTCGCCGTCAAATGACGACTTGCATGTGGTTCACACACACAAACACCCAGAATTGATGTTATAATCGGACAAAGTACGTCCGTCTTCGAGTTGTTTACCGCTGAAAATTAGTCTCTGTTGATCCATATCGAGACTGCTTATGCTTTCACATAAGATTAGATCGTACCTTAAGATTTCATCGAAGATGATTAATCTTCTCCACCCCACGACTTAGCGATCGTTGAATCGCCTCCATATACTAATCATAACGCACTTAGGAGGTCATATGCGGATTGTCCATTTCAAAATAATTATTATTTATCATATTTTACATTATTACCAGAGAACAGCAATTAACTGTGATCCTTTACAAAGTTTCCAATGTAAAGTGGTAGTAAAATCTTTAGGATGTTCCCGCTACCAGCCGTGTCGCCGTCGTAAGACGACTAGCAGATGGGTTGACCCATCCACTCTCCCAATCGTTTAGGAGGTATGCCTTCTTTATCTTGTATCTTAGCTTTGATGTTGTCGATGGTGTCAGACGCCTCTACATCTAGTGTAATTGTCTTACCCGTCAGAGTCTTTACAAAGATCTGCATTATACATATTATAACTATAATTTTTTATATCATTTATGATAAGTGTTTAATAATAAAACGAATTATTTATTATTAAAAAATTTAAAACATAGTACCAAATGAGCCTCCAAGAGCTTCATTTGCTGCCATCAAAGGACTACCTCCTTGAAATCCATCAGCAGGAGCATTTGCGTTAACAAGAGGGTTTTCTGTATTATAATACATACTATCGAAACCATTGCTTGCTTCACTCTTTATACTTAGTTTTTCGGGCATTGGAAATTGAGCTGAACCACCGCCATTATCAGGTGTTCTTACTACTGGTCCATTTTGTTTTGGTTTTTCTTCTTGTTGTGATGACGTCCCTGTAGCAAATTCAAATACTCTATCAACTAAAATATTTACCTTCTCTCCTAACTTTGTATTTAGGCTCAATACAATTACTAAAACTCCTAAAACAGTATTTTTTACAATATAGGGTTCATATTTTTCTCCGCTGTATGGGGGAACAAATGTTACTAGTCTATCAATATAGTACAATCCAAAAAACATTACTAAAATTTGGGCTAAAACTTCTATTGATATTTCTAAACTACTTTTTGATTCATCCACTTCTGGGATATATACACGTACTGATTTATTTAATAATACAATTGGTATTATAGCTAAAAATGCGTATTGAAGAGTGTTAAATAAATCTGATTTTGTTGTATCATCGAATTTTAAGACATGATTCATAAAATTTAATTTTTCTCCTGCTTTTTTGCTTGCGTCTTGTAAATCTTCCATATGTAATATACAGATATTTATTTGAAAAAAAATGATTTAAAATTAAAAATGTATTTTTTTACATCCAATAATTATAAAGTATGTTTAAAAGATACCTTCCTGTTGAGCTTGCAAGAATGATTGCTGATTATCATGATTACGATAAGTATTGCAAACCAGCACACACTATATTACTAAAAAATGTTTTGTGTGATATTATAGCTATGGCTGAGATTATGCCTAATATAAAACCAAGATTAGCTCATCAATGTTGGGGTAATAAACCATCATGGGAATATGATTGGGAACCTGAAGAGGAAGTATTAGATATGTGGATGGATGGATGGTATAATTAAATGTTAATAATATAATTATTTAAAAATATTATTTATTATAACTATAAAATGCTACTTACAGAGGAAAGGTGTAATGAAATTGCGGTACATGTTGTAAATGATGTTTTTTTAGTGAATTATAAACCTACTATTAAAGAAAATAATACATGGTATAAAAATTTAAATGATTTTCTTGTTGTTGAATGGGATCGTCTTCAAGAAACCAATTTTTCTCAAAATGAATTTACAGATGATGAAGAAGAAATGATAGCTCGTGATGCTATGGATATTTTATTAGATAATTTAAATGTTGATGAAGATGAATTTGAAGAATATGAACAAGAAGTAGATTGGATGAAATTTGATGATATAATTGGACACTATACTTGTCTATACTTGTGATTTATAATTTAATATTTTTTCCTCCCTCTTCTTAAATTTTAAAAATTTATTTATTTTCCTTGTATTTCTACGAAGTAATGTTGGATTTTTAAATTTGGGTCTAAGTCTTTTTGTATATGGATAATCTTGCTTACTATGTACAAATCCACTACAAAATTTTTTCTCACACATTTCATATATATAGTATTGTGTCTTTTCTTTATTTGCCCACTTATCAAATATTACCACATGATAGCTTGGCTTCATTACTAATATACCGTCTCCGTTTCTTAAATCCTTTTTGTTTATTTTCTCTGACCAATATTTTAAATTAAATCTTCCATTGTCTCTTGTTCTTGGACCTCCACTATATACACCATTATACATTTTTTTAGGTAAATCCCATAAATAACTTGTTAAACCACTACAATCACTTCTATAACCTGTTTTATTTGGCCTACTATTATATTTTTTTACTGTTCTTTTCCATTTATTTATTTTAGACTTAAACTCTTTTCTTGTCATTGGCTTACTCTTTTTTATTTTACTCATAGTATATTATATTATATTATTATTAAAATTGATTTAAATTTAAACACTACTTACTATATTAAATAATACAATGGTAAGAATTTGTGATAAACAATACCCAGCTACTAACGAAGAAAAATATAAAGAGCATTTTTCTAAATTCTCTTTTCCACTAAGCGATTTTCAAAAATACGCAATCGAATCTACCGTTGAAGGTAATCATGTTTTAGTTACCGCACATACGGGTTCAGGTAAAACTTTACCTGCCGAATTCGCAATTGATTATTTTGTTTCAAAAGGAAAGAAAGTCATTTATACTAGCCCTATTAAAGCATTAAGTAACCAAAAATTTTATGAATTTTCAGAAAAATTTCCACACATCTCTTTTGGTATTTTAACGGGTGATATTAAAACCAATCCAGAAGCAGATGTTCTTATTATGACAACAGAAATTTTACAAAACACCCTTTATCTCAAACAAAGAGATATCGTTACTACTTCCAAACTTCATTTTGATATGGATATTCAAAATGAATTAGGTTGTGTTATATTTGATGAAATACATTATATTAATGATGCTGATAGAGGTAAAGTATGGGAAGAATCTATACTTATGTTACCTCAGCATGTTCAAATGGTTATGTTATCAGCAACAATTGATAAGCCAGAAGTATTTGCTGAATGGTGCGAAAAAAGACATCAATCAGATAAAATTGTATATCTAGCACCTACTAATTTTAGAGTTGTTCCACTTAATCATTACATTTATATTGATACAAACACCTCAATATTTAAAATATTAAAAGATAAAGACAAGGAAAAGGAAATCAAAAAGGTACTTAATACACCGCATGTCTTAAAGAAACAAAATGAAAAATTTAATGATGATAATTATTCTATGATTAAAAAAAATCTTGAGTTATTTTCAAGAAAGAATGTTAGTATAAAACCTAATCTTGTACTTAACAATCTAATTAGATATTTATATAAAAATGATATGTTGCCTGCTATATGCTTTGTCTTTTCTAGATTCAGGGTTGAAAAATACGCAAAAATGATAAACGTTAATTTATTTGGATATGATGATGCTCATATTCCTTCTATTATTAGAAAAGATTGCGAGAAAATTATTAGAAAATTACCTAACGCACATGAATATTTAAATTTACCTGAATATAATGAACTCGTATCTTTACTTGAAAAAGGTGTTGCTATTCATCACGCAGGTATTATGCCTATATTACGTGAAATGGTTGAATTAATGTTTGGTAAAGGTTATATTAAGGTCTTATTTGCTACCGAAACATTCGCTGTTGGATTAAATATGCCTACTAAAACTGTTATATTTACAGCAATGAACAAATTTACATCTGATGGACCACGTGATCTCTATGCTCATGAATATACCCAAATGGCGGGTAGAGCAGGCAGAAGAGGATTAGATACTATTGGACATGTTATTCATTGTGGTAACTTAATTAAAGACGCAGGAATGCCATTTCTGAATGACTATAAAAGAATATTGTCAGGCGTACCACAAGTACTTAAATCAAAATTTAAATTTACTTATGGTTTAATATTGAATCTTATATCTGTTGGAAATATGTCATTTTGCGAATTTATTGAGAAGAGCATGTTAAACCAACAAATTCAATCACAGATATCAGGTATTAAACACAAGATCTCTAGCTTAGAAGGTCAAGTTAAGAGAGAACATAAAGTTATCGAAAATATGGAAATTGATTTGAATATTGTTGAACAATATATTAATATGAAAAACGAATATGATACTGCTAATCAATTTAAAAAGAGACAAAAAATAAAACATAATATTTCGAGTTTTGAAAAAGCATACCCTAGAATTCAAGAAGATATAAAACAGGTTCAAAAGGTTAAAATGTTGGAAGCCGATGTAACCAGTTCTACTATATTTATGGAATCTACTATTAAACAAGTTGAAACAAATGTTACTACTATACTTTGTGTATTAAATGAAAGAAAGTTTATTACTCCACATGGTGACGGTAAATATAGTTTAAATGAAAAGGGTAATATTGCGTCACATGTTCACGAAATTCATTGTCTTTTATCTGGAGATTTATATGCTGAAGGATATTTTGACGATTTAACTACACCTGAACTCATTGGATTCTTTAGTTGCTTCTCTAATCTAAAGGTATCAGATGATTATAAGCAAATTAATTGTCCTGAAGAATACGGTAATATATGTTCTATTGTCGCAAGAACGAATGAACTACTTCACGAATACGAGTTAATTTCAACTGTTCATCAGTTATTTCAAGCATGCGATAATGATGAAATGCAGTATGACTTTGTTAAGTATTCTTATATTTGGGCATCTGAAGTTAATAATGAAAAAACAGCAAAGAAAATTATTGATGAAGCTAAAATGGAAAAGAATATATTTTTAGGAGAATTTATTAAAGCCCTCTTAAAAATAAATAATATCGCAGCAGAATTTGAAAATGTATGTGAAATTACAAATAATATGAAATTATTAAAAAAGATAAGGGAAATACCCGATATGACAATGAAATATATCGCAACCAATCAATCGTTATACGTATAAATTAAAAATAATGGATGGTTATATATTATATGGCACGCAAACTTATAGAATTAATAGAACAAGCAAAAGGTTTTAATTATGTTGAACCAACCAAACAAAAACAATATTGGGATAATGATGATTATTTTTTTAAAGCAATTAGCATTGTTGTTAATGAGCCTGATATATTAAAGGCTGCTGATATTATTTGTGGATGGTTCCCACCATTAGTAATGTTATTTAAAGGTACTATAAAAAGATATATGGTTTATTGTACACCCATGAATCAAGATTGAATTTGATCTATAACAGAAAAAATACACGAGCATACGCAGCAAAATAACATCATGTTTATTCATATATATCCTTTTCCAACTCAAAACAATCCTTGTCTATTTTTTCAACTATTTCAACACTAATATTTTCGGGCACCTTGTCTAAATCCAAATATTGCACTACATCATTTAGTATATGTAATTTAAATTTTGTATCCTTATTATCCACAACGCATTTCCCAGTCCATCGATTTAACGGTAATATTTCATTCAGAGAACCTATCCTTCCTGCTACTCCTTGATACTTCTTTTCTCTTCGACCAGGTCGACCACTAGGGCATTTCATGCGCCATTCTGCCGAAAGGCAGTTTATGTAGTCAGGAAATCCAGATAACATACAAGCATATTCCCATCCACCCCCTTTTCCAGATGTTACACGAGCACCCCCCTTGATTTCTTCATTATGCTGACGAATTCTCCTGTCAGGTCTATTTGTTGAACCGTTGTATGTATTATTCTTGTATTGATCCAAGTTATTCCTTAAAATATAACAATACCACATATATTGTTATTCAATATAATTATTTTTATGTTCCATCGTAAATAATATAAAAATTATAATATAAAAAAATATATTATAATTAATTAAAGACTGGGATCGCAGATTTACTCCTGATATTGGATAATTATGAATTAAGCCCTCATCGTTGCTTTAATTTGAGGATGATGTTGGTAATCATGAATTTTAAAATCTTCAATAACATAATCATTAATGTTTTCTCTCTTGTTTAAAATTTCTAGTGTAGGAAATGGATATGGAGTTCTTGAAATTTGCTCTGTAACTTGTTCAAAGTGATCATCATATATATGAGTGTCTCCCCCAAAATGAATAAATTCATAAGGTTCTAAATCACACATTTTGGCTATTATACAAGTTAACACTGAATATGATAAGACATTCAGAGGAATTCCCAAAAAATTATCACAGCTTCTTTGGTAAAGAATACAACTTAATTTATTTTCTTCTGTTACAAAAAATTGGTATAAAATATGACAAGGATTTAACACACCTTGTTCTAGTTGTTCTGGATTCCAAACTGATACTACATGACGTCTGGAGTTTCTTGTATCAGGATTTTTAAGGTCATCAATAACTTTTTGTAGTTGATCTATTCCTTTTCCAGAGTAATCAGTTTCACAACCTCTATATGGTGCGTTCCAATACCGGGCTTGATAACCATACATAGGGCCAATCGAGCGACCAGGCTCATAATCTAATTCACATTTTTCTAAAAATTCTTTTGTGGTATTTCCTTTCCATATTCCAACTTTCTGATCAGTAAGAATTTTATTATCAGTTTGACCTTTAATAAACCATAATAATTCACGAATACCGGTTTTAACAGCAGTTTTTTTAGTAGTGAATACGGGAATTTTACCACATTCTAATGAGAAATGCATCGCACTCCCTACCCCTCTTTTTGTTTTTCCATTCCTACCTTCTTCAAGAGTACCATGTTCCATTAAATCAGAAAGCAAATTTAAGTATTGATACTCTTCGTGTTTATCCGATGAATTCTTATCACGGTTTTTATACTTGTTGATTTCCACAACGTTTTTTAACATTATATCTTATTACATTAATTTATATTTAATATGGTTTTATTAAATATAAATTTACATTATACCGTATATTCGTTTGTTAATTATTAAATTTATATTTATACGGTATAATGGAAAAAGTCTCTGTAATTATTCCAACATTTAATAGATTTAAATATGTATTAAATACAATAAATTCAGTTAAAAATCAAACATATTCAAATATTGAAATAATTGTAGTAAATGATTGTTCTAGTGAAAAAGATTATTATACTCATAATTGGGATGATGAAGGTGTGATTTTTTTAAGTTTAAAAGAAAATTCAAAAAAAAAGTTTGGTTATGGTTCTGCTGCGAACACTAGAAATAAAGGGATTGAAATATCAACAGGATTTTATATTGCTTTTTGTGACGACGATGATATTTGGTTTCCTAGTAAATTAGAATTACAGGTAAAAGCGATGAAAGATAGTGGTTGTAAAATGTGTTGTACAGATGGTTTAATAGGAAATGGTATATATAACGAATGTGAAAATTATAAAAAATATAACAAAGAATATTATTACAGCGATATAAAAAACATATACAAAAAAAAGAATAGTAAATTACTAGATAATGGATATCCTAAAATATGGAATTATGAGTTTATAAAAATTCATAACTGTATTATATGTAGTTCAGTTATAATTAAAAAAGAAATATTAAATAGTATAAATAATTTTACAAAATTAAAACCGCCTGGAGAAGATTATGATTGTTGGATAAGAGCATTAAAATATACAGATTGTGTTTATATCGATGATATATGTTTTTATTATGATAGTGGTCATGGAAAAGGTAGAAATTATTAATAACATAAACTACTCTACCATTTGAAGACGTATCTTTTGTTTCAATTTATTTTGATCCATAAACAAATATATCTGAAATTTTTTCTTTTTAAAATTATCTACTTCACTTCTTACTGTTATTCTTGAAGCCATTTTTAATTCAGGTAGATAAACTATATACTGATATAAACCGTCGTTTCTTTGTATTTTGTCAAATACAAAACCGTCATGTGCCTTTTCTATTACTTCAGGGTTTGTAAAACACATATGTAACATGCTACAATCTATTTGAATTTTACGAATTGCTCTCATTGTTACATTTACATATTCTAATTCTGAAATCCATTGCTCATAGAAATCTGTCGCATCTTTACTTAATTCTACCATTTCATTATTTATTTGAATTTGTATCATATTCAATAAATCTACCAATCTTCTTATAGGTGAAGTTATGTGAATATAAGACTCCAAATCCAATAATTCATGCTTTTTTGAAAAATCCGTACTATATTGACCACACGAACTGTTCCATACTTTTAGAAACTTAGTTACATCTTCAGGTACATCTTCGGGTATTTCACTTTCTTTGCCAAATGCTGCTGACCTAAATACTCCATTATTATTTTTTATCATATCTTTACCACACTGATAATTCATTAAAATCATTAAATATGTAATTACATCATAACTATTATTTATTTCTGATGTGTATTTATTTTTCCAATTTAATTCCCAAACTAAATTTTTCAATAGGTTATAATCTTTCATATACAACAAACTATCTTCTTCGTAACGATAATTTTTTACTACTTTTATTGAACAATTATTAAATGATATATCTATTATTTCATTGTCTTTTATTTCTATATCTATCGCAAAAGCAAATCTTACTTGTTGTTCTTGTAAGCTACAAAGACAATCTGATAATACAGTTGGTAACATCGGTCTTTTTCTATCAGGTAAATATATTGTTGATATACGTCTTGAAAATGATTTCCATAATCCTAAAAACTCCATCCATAAAGTTACATTTGATATATATATACTTATTATTGATCTATCATCCTTTTTTTGGAATCCTATCGCATCATCATAATCTTCACAACCCTCTCCATCTATTGTAAATATGTTTTGCGATGTACGATCATCTAAATTTGGATATTTCTCTTTTATTAAATCTATAAATTCATGATGCGATTTACTTTTTAACGCATTTGATGTAGCACGATTAAAACCTTGTATTGACGCATTCAAACTTTTACAATATAAGTTATATTCGTAAAAATTATCCAATTTATCTACATTCCCTATATTTTGTTTCAATTTACCGTGAGGATGCTTACTATCCCAATTATAATATTCAAATGTTACATACTTATTTACCATTTTCTTTTTAAATCCCAGCCTTTTTATTTCATACGTAACTAGAAATACTGGTAATCTTCTATCGTCAGGAACGCATTTATATAGATTTTTACCATTTAGCTTTCCATATGTTTTATTCTGATCAAGTACCAACACACCTGGCATACTTTCTACAGAATGTACTGTTGAATGTAATAACTTCATATTTTTACATTCATCTAATTCAAATACGTCTCCGCTGAATAATTTATCCTTTATAGGATCTACGCCTGGATTCTCCACTTCTTCCAACGACGCCGCATTTATAAAATTATATTCCGTATACTCTCTATCTTCTATATATATCCGATATTGAGTTTCCATAATCATTATATTATATTATATTGTCTTTTTCATTCTATATAATTTTAGAATAATATATCAATTATTTTAAATATTCACATAATATATAATGAGTTTGCCATCTATTGCGTTGAATAAACTTACTGGTACAAAATCTACAGGTAAGGCATCTAATACAATTAAATTACCTTCTATTACAAATACTCTTACAAAAACTATTACAAAAGCTTCAACATCACCTAGAACAGTATATAAACCACCATCTGAAAGAACAACAGCACGACCAAAGAGCCGCAAAGGTACAAGACCAATAAAAGGTGGTAGAAAATCCAAAAAAAATAAGAAGTCTAGAAAAAATAAGAAGTCTAGAAAAAATAAAAAATCTAGAAGAAAACGTACCAGTTCAAGACGTTCATAATTCATTTATTACGCCTAACGCATCTATAACTCCTTTGTATTTAGCATTATCTATATTTGGATTTATGTAGATATTTTGAATATCAATTTCAGATATTGTTTCCATTATACTTCCAGTACATAATGCGTTATGTTGTATCTTAAATTCACTTGTAAATAAATTCGCAAATATTAACACAGCACTATTATAGTCTTTGGGTCTTAACAACGCAAAACCATTACTACATATTATATTATCTACATCATCCAGAATTATTGTAAATGATATTTTCCCCTTCAATTTTGATACTATTATATCATCTTTTCTTACACTTATTTTTGCTCTACTTGGTAGATCATATCCATACATATTATTTGTTTTATTATATATGGGTGACGTAATCTGCTTGATATCTAAATATAAATATTCATTATCTAGTATAATTTCTGGTTTTATATCGGGCTTACTTACTATATAGTCTTTTATTTTCATATACTCATTCATTTTAGAACTATCTATCACATTTTTATACTTTTTCAAATACCTATTAATGTCTAGGATATTATTCATTACATCTCTTCTCTTTAATATTTCATAATCATATTTTTTACTATCTTTACACATGCCTTTTATTTTTTCCTTTTTTACAAAATATGACAATTTTAAATTACATTCATCAAAATCATTATCTAATACTGGTTTATTATCTTTTATAACATATTTACCATTCTCTGTTTTATATTTATAAGGCGTATTCTTTTTGTTTAAAATATATCCTATGTTTTCGATTTTATCTATAAATATATTGTAATCACCTATTGCTTCTATTTTTTGTATTATGATTATACTCGTAGATACACCTGTTCCGCTTCTAGAAAATGTACCTGAAGGTAGTTCCAGTATTGATATTATTCTTAAGTTTCGAATGTATTCCTTCAAAGCTGTTATATTCTTTGTTGAATTTCCCAAATAACCATTCGGTACTATAATGAAACCTATTCCTTCATTTTTTAACAGATTTATTCCCCGTTCTATGAATAATATTCCTAGTTCCTCCTTCTTTTTACCTTTCCCCAATCTATATTTATCTAATACTTTTGTGTCACTTATTACCGTTGAAGTACCAAATGGAGGATTTAAAACAAAGTAATCATAGCTACCATTATCCTTTTCGTATTCAATAATACTATTTAAACATGATATCTTACATTGTTTTTGATTTAGTCTATAGTTTTGATTACAGATCTCCAACGCATCTTCACTTACATCCCATAAATTTATATCACCATCGTAACTTTTTATTAAATCACCTGTTCCACATGCTGGGTCTATTACCTTTTTACCTGGAATCATTAATTTACATAGAAACTTTCCGATTGTATATGGTGTATAAAATTGGTCTAAGTTAATTTTATTATTTTTGTTACAATAAAACATAAATAATATTTGAAATATTTCATCATTGTCTATTGTTACTGAATTTATAATTGAGGATATCTTATCTTTTAATGGTTCTGATATTTCACTAACAATCTCTGTTTCATATAAACTATTATTTAAAATATCAATGATAATTTCCAATCTATTATCTAGAAGTATTCCTTCATTGTGTAACAGCTGATTTATTTCTGTAACAAATACATTGTTGTTTTTTATTATTTTATGTATTGATTCATCCATATTATTCTTATATTTTACATTCTATATATTTTTAAATATCATTTCAATTATTTTAAAAATATATGTATATAGTTATTTTTTAAAAATTATTTAAATATGCAGAACGGTTAATTACTTTATGAAAGTAATATTCAAAACAAATCTTACAAATCATTAATATTGGCATATAGGAATAGTTATAACCAAAAATAAATAAATATACCAAGTATTCTTTTATAAAATCAAAAAATAGAATTATATAATTACTATCTCCAGTTAAATATAATAATAAAACACCTGTAATTCTATATAAAATTAAAAATAATAACATTCCATCAAATTTTAATAATAATAATAATAACAAATAACTAAAACTATCACATATTTTATCGCGTAACTGATATTCAAATGTTTTGGTGTTACAATTTTTACTACTATATTTTACAATAATTGAATCTATACTATCTAATATTATTAATGTTACAGCTATTATTAAATACAAATTTTTTTTTATTAATTTATTATTTGTATTTCTGGACAATATATATAACGATAGTATTGTAATTACATATCTTAAATATATTCCATTATCTAATAAACTTTTACATATTTTTTTCAAATACATAATATATATTATTTTATATATTATTTATTATTTTCTAAATAAAAAAAACATACGGTATTCGAGTGGTTTAAGCACAACAACACGCACTTTTGGCAGCACAATCAGCAGTATAAGCTGAAGGAGGACAGTTGCTAGCGTCAGCATTGGGAGCCTCGCAGCAGAACTCGTGATCACCGGTACATGTAGAACCACCGAGTGAAGGGAAATGAGATCTGTAATGATCTATTCCTTGGGATTTTACAGTAGCATCAGAATATGAAGGGTAGCTTGCTTGAAGCAACATACCACATTGCCCATCACCATTATTATATTGCTTTCCTCTTCCTAACTTGATATATCCACCATCACCCCAAGTTTCACTCCAGGAATTCTTTACCAAATAATAGTCCTCACCTCCTTCACTTCCATATCCAACAGTTAATACACCATGATCTAATTGGGTTCCACACGCACCGCTGAATACACCTGATTTATATAGTTGGAAGTCTTTTTGGTCAGCTTGAATCGCAATTGATACAGGTTGCTTATACAAAGCACTCATCATAGCATCATCTGAACTGGGCTTTACATCATAATATGTACTAATATCACTTCCAGCTACATTTGTGCAACTGCTAGACTTACATTCACCTCTATCCTTTGTTTCTCCAGAAAAATAAGGGTAATCTTCCTCGCTACACAAACCCTTTTGCTTAATAATCCAATTAAAAGCATTGTCCATTAATCCACCATTACAACCATGATCTTTTCCACCATTACCTAACTTATCACAATCTACCAATTCTTGTTCGGAAAATGACATTGATTTCTTGTTCTCAATATAATATACTCCCTCTAAAGCACCTGTTGTAGAAAAACTCCAACATGAACCACATTGTCCTTGATCCTTTACAGAAGTGACAGCACCATCCTTTACCCAATCAACACTGTCACCGTAATCATATGAACCAGTTTCAAAGTTCAAACTTTGTTCTTTTGATTCCAAAAATTGTCTATTTTTCCTAAATCCCATATGTTCGCTAAATTCCGCACTAGACATGCCAGAAAATTTATTATGACCAAGAGTATATGTCATGTTTCTACTGTTAATCTCATTGATATACTCATCGTTTGATCTCCAACTCTCAAACATTCCATATTTTGTCTCGTCTCTAGCCAAACCATGCTCTGACAACCATTGCTCAAAACGTTCAAATACGGTAGCATGAGCTACTCCAGAAAACAACAAAAAAATAATTCCAAAGAATTTCATTATAATTATACTACCGAATATATTTTTATACTATTTTAACATATTTATACTTATAATGTAAATATGTTATGCTATTTATAAAACTGACATTGATTATCACCATATTTTATTAATTTTACTATTTATCTATTATCTCCATTGTTATATTTTCTTTGTGTTTTTCTTGATTTTCTTGTTTTTCTGGTTCTTCTTTTACTTCATCGTTATATGTAAATTTTTTATATTTATCTTTCTTAATATTCTGTATCTGTAAATAATGCATGCTCAAATATGGAAGTATTGACACTATATTAAAGTAATTTCTATATTTCATTGTCATTAATTTTGTATTTTCACTAAATTCTATACTGTAAAACCAATAAGAAGGTATGAAAAGTGTTTGTCCTTCACTCAATACTATATCTATTACCTTTATTCGCTTAAAGTCATTTGAAAATTCGGCTTGTACATTCCATGGATTTATACTACTTCTAAATTCAAAATTTACATAATCCATTATTGGATATAAACTATCTATATTGTCAGGTGCTATTAGTTTTATATTACATATTCCATTTGAACAATATACATAATTTCTATAATTTATTTCATATCTTAATGGTGTATGACTATTTTTCGAACCCATCAATATATCATAAAAACAATTTGAATGTAAAGGAGGTCTAAAAAATTTATCTTTGCTTTGAATTATTTTTATTAATCCTGTCTCCTTAATGAAATTTTCATTCTGTTCTGTAAAATATTTACCATTTTTATCATTATTAAATAGCTTTTCAGTCTTTTCATAATTTAATGGTAGATGTATTAATTTATCCATATCTTCTTCTTCGCTATCTCTTATTAATAAATCATAATCTTTATAAACCGTATTTATACCACTATTATCTATATTCATATCAAATATATTTTTATTTATTATTACTGGCTGTTTTAAGTTACATATCTCTTCTAATTTATCCTTTGATGTATCATTATATTCATATACTTCGGGATCACTGCTTGTACTTACATGATAATTTACGTGTATGTATAAAAATAATACTATTAAAAAAATTATTAACTCTAATAGATACGGCATAAATTGTTTTCATATTTATTTTATTTCTTTTTGACGTATTATTTACAATTCATCCTCATTATCAGATATTTTTGGGGCTAAATAAAATCTCAAATAATTCTCTTTCTCTTCATCCATATTATATACTACTTTTAATGGTAAATCATCATGAAACGATAGATATATATCCTTTGATATTTTTAGAAATTGTGTAAACATATGCATATATCTTGTAGCAAATGACTTTCTCATATTCAAATCTTCCTCTACTTCACAACCTTCGAGATCATCCAAATCTATTTCTATTTTCATTTCACCCTCCTCTGTTGATTCAGATTTCAAAAATATTTTATCCTCTTTATAAATTACATCTATTGTATCTCCAAAACCTGATAATTGATCTACCACTGATTTAAACTTTTTTGAACCCATTGATATATTTAATTGATAATCGCTTTCGGGAATTTCCATCATTTCCTCATCATTATCTATCATTGGTACTCTAAAGTATTTATTGAAACTCTCTTTATTCTCTTGTTCCGATGATAAATCAAGTTCAAATTTATCATCTCCTTCCATATGCATATTTATACTTTGTCCTTGACCACGAGCATTTAATATCTTAAATAATATACCACTATTTAAACCTATTACTGTTGCTTCTGTTACATTATATTCATCAAACCAATTCGATAACAAATTTAATTCATATATACTTACATGAGAAGAATCCATTCCTTGTATATAAAACCTTTCTGTACTTATTTGTAGATTGATATTTGTAGAAAATAGTTTTAGATGTTGGAATACATTTACGAAATCTACACACTTCTGTTCATCATTAATACGAATTTTCATCTTTATTTTATTATTGTTTAATTCTTAAAATTATTTTCAATTTTATTTATAAATGTTAAAAACTAAATTATTAGATGAATTAATGGAAAATATTGAAAATACACCACCTGATACTCCGGAATTATTCGATATTGTCCTTGATAGTGGTGCTAATAACGGAGGATATTTAGTTGGTTGTCTATTATATTTAAAGGAACTCGAAAAAAAGAAATATATTAAAATTAGAAAATTCTCAGGAAGCAGCATCGGCGCTATATGTGCTTTTTTTTATCTATCTGACCATCTCGAATTGTATGATAATATTTATTCAACTACTAGATATGATATGATTAATAATTTAAGTTTAAAAACATCTACTCAAATGTTAAAAACATTTATCAATAAGCAAAATAAGGACTTTTACGCATTATTTAATGATAAGCTCTACATTTCATATTACGATATTAGTAAAAGAACTGATATTGTTGTTCATAAATATAAAAATAATAAAGATTTATATTTAAAATTACGTTATTCTACATTTTTGCCATTATTTATTGACGGTGGCTTATCTATGAATAATAAAACTGACGCTGGATTACCTCATATTTTTTATGAAGATAATAAGGTTTTATTTATTAATTTAACTACTCTTCGAAAATTTACATCACAGTTAAACGTATCCACAAAAAACTCTATGTATAAAATACTTCATGGTATTATTGATATACACCAATTTTATACCACTGGTAATAAAACTGAGTTGTGTAGTTATGTTAATAATTGGACCGTATATGAAACACTTATTTTTAGAATTAGAATGTTAATTATGTATATTGTTAAGCTTTCTTTGTCATATTTAATTGAATTGAAAAATCATTATGAGACACACAACGAAGAATATAAGGGTAAAATATTTGAATATATTGCTTCTATTATTAGAAACTATATTTTATTACCTAATAATCAATTTTAAGACGCTGATATTGTCTTTTCTACTACATCTTTTACTACATCTTCTGCTACCTCTTCTGCTACATCTTCTGCTACCTCTTCTTCACTCTCTCTTGATTCTTCTTCACTCTCTCTTGATTCTTCTTTCTCATTGTTATTTGATTCCATTTCACCATCCTCATTTATTTGCATTGTTATATTTTCAGTATCACTTTTATCAGGAGGTGTGAGAGAATTATAAACACTTTCATTATAAGTTATTAATGTCGCACTTTCATCATCAACTAAAGCAGTTGTAGATACTTCCTCATGATCAAAACGATTTTTAAACTCTCTTAACTCTTCTGACAATTCATGAATTGTGTTATTTAATAATGCTATTTCGTTATCCTTCTCCTCTTTTATTAATTTTATTTGCATAAATATACTATTTAAATTTGGACTACTACTCCTTATTACATCTTCCATATCACGTCTTAATATTTCCATCTTTTCATCTACACTTGACTTTCTATCAACAGTCATATGGTTTTCAAATTCTATCCCTTTATCTTCTAATATCTCTTCCATCATTGAAATTTTTTTATTTAACATCGCAAATGCCTCAGGTATTGATAACTCTCGTCTACCATATGAACTTGAACGTCCATATTCTGTATTGGAATAAGGTGGTACTGGTAAATTCTCTTGTCTTGTTTGTACAGGAGCAGGAGGTCTACCACTTCTTGGTATATTTCTAGTACTTTGCCTACCTTGAATTTGAGACACTCTTTGGCCACCAGACAATGTCTTATTAATTGGTTGAGGTGGGACCATTGTTTTATTTCCCATGATAAAAGGGCTAGTACGTTTGTTTTTTGCTGATGCCATCGCACGACTACTCATTCTTTATTTATATGTTATTAATTATTTAAATATTTATTACGCATTATCTTAATTCATATAAAGATTTATATTATATTACATTATATTATGGAATTTTTCGATATTGTTAATGTTAAAGACAAATTTTTTGAGCAATATATAGGAAAATATGAATTAAATTCTATTATTACTGGTATCGCACAAAGAATTAATAATGATTATAAAAATTGTTCTACTCACAATCCATTAATTATTATTGGAGTTCTAAATGGTTCATTTATGTTTTTAGCTGATCTTGTAAAAATGCTAAATATTAAATGTGAAATTCATTTTATTAAAGTTTCTTCATATTCAGGAACTGAAACTACAGGTAAAGTTACAGAAATTTTAGGATTAACTAGAGATATCACTAATCAAAATGTACTTATTGTTGAAGATATTGTTGATACTGGTTTAACTATGAGAGAACTATACCATCAATTATCCCTTAAAAAACCATTGACACTAGATATGTGTACTTTATTATACAAGAAAGTTAAATGCAAAGTTCATTTAAATATTAAATATGTTTGTAAAGAAATTGAAGATAAATTTGTTATTGGTTATGGACTTGACTACGATAACCTAGGAAGAAATTATGATTCTATTTACTCACTTATTGAAGATGACGTTTCAGTATGGAATGAAAAGAATTAATTTTAAAATATTTAAAAATTTATTCAGAAATATATTAAACATGAATTTTCTTGTTCCTATTATTCTAGGTTCAGAGAAGGATATTAAACTCGCTAACGATATTCAAAAAATTATTAACTTTTTTAAAATTGACTCTATTATTCGTATTTCTTCACCACATAATTCCTCTATGAATCTTATTCAAATTATTAATGACTATGAAACTAATAATGATGTTAAAGTTTATATTACTATTGATGAGAAATATAACACACTTACTGATTTTTTTCATGGTAACGCTATTAAACCTGTTATTTCTTCTCAATTATATTCTGATAATACAGCATTAGCTGCTATTAAAATTTGTGCTCTTTTTCATTATAAATTACAATCTAAAATCGCAGAATATAAACAAAATATTATTATTAAACTTCATCTTAACGATGTTATTAATAAATATCATAATATTATTGTTAATAAATCAGTTAGTACATCTACATTTCTATCTATGACTCTAGCATCTATGGAAACTATTAAGTATGCTAAAGTACGGGATGTTTATATTAAACGTGACCACTTATTATTAACTACTACTGATAGATTAATTGCTTTTAATCGTTATATTACTACTATTCCATTTAAAGGAGAAGTTTTACATAGAATTAATTATTGGTGGTTTGAACAAACTAAACACCTCCTACCTAATCATGTTATTAAGAATGAATCTAATGACAAATGTCTTCTTAAAGTTAAAAAATGTCAGGTTTTTCCAATTCAATTTTTTATTACTTCTTATCTTACTAATACTACTACTACTGATTATACAGAAACTTCTATGTGGAAAAAATATGAAGATGGTGTTCGAATTTCTTGCGGACTTGAATTACCTGATGGTATGGTTAAAAATCAAAAATTAGATAAACCTATACTAACTCCTATTAATAAGACTAAAAAAGATGAATTTATATCTAAAAAATGCTTGTTGGACCAAAATATTATCACAAAGGAACAATGGGATATTTGTGAGAAATATTCTTTTATCTTATTTGAATATGGTCAAAAAGTTTCTAAGGAAAATGGATTGATTCTTGTTGATACTAAATATGAATTCGGTATTGATGATGACGATAATGTAATTTTAGTTGATGAACTTCACACTCCAGAAAACACCACATACTGGATTGACCATAGTTATCTTGAAAAATTTAAAGCCAATCTACAACCTGAATATATTGATAAAGATTATATTAAAAAATGGATTAAATTTAATTATGATGACCCATATGATGAAAATATTGAAATCTCTGTACCACAAGAAATCGTTAATGATTGTTCCTTCAAATATCTACAACTTTACGAGTTAATTACTGGCTTCTCTCCACTTATTACTTATGAAGATAACGATTTTGTTACTGTCAAACTATAAATAATTATAATTATGAATTAATATTATAATTATTTAATAATTTTTTATTACTAGATGTTTTGTATTTATTTCATTTCCTACCCTTCCTGAATGCAGTTTGAATTTATATTTCTTTTCGTAATCTTCTACTATATAATCCTTGTATAATTCTTCTATGAATTTAGTTTTCCCTATTACCATTAAGCATTTGATTTTTGTCTCTTTGAAATGTTCTGCTAACTTACTATGTTCAGCTTTTCCAAAATTACAGTAACCATAATCTGTAAATTCACTGTCATATGGTGGATCTAAAAACATGAAATTCTCTTCATCATTATAGTTATTAAATATGTATTCAAAATCTTCATTATATATTTCTGTTCTTTTTAATAACTCTTCGTAATCTTTATTCATTATTTCTTCAAATTTATACGTTTTATATTTACCATATGGAATATTAAACTTTCCTTTATTGTTGTATCGTAACATTCCTCTAAAACAAGTCTTTCTTAAATAATAAAACCTCTTAGCACTGTCTAATGGATCACTTATATCATATGCTCTCACTTTATAATATGTCTCTTCAGTATTTGGATGTTCTTTCATAAACTCATTTATATCGCTCGAATTACCGTTCTTTATTGCTTGGTAAAAATCTATTAATTCTTTATGAACATCATTTATTACTGCTCTTTCTGGATTTATATTAAAATATAACGCTCCACCACCTACAAACGGCTCTAAGTATTTGGAATAGCTACTCGGTATATGCGGTAATATATGCTTTATTTCTTCCTTTTTACCTCCATGCCATTTTACTATTGGTTTTAATGGCTTATTTTCATTATTCATAAATATATTACTTATTTAAGTTTAAATTATTTTAACTTATATTAATTTTTAATTTATCGTGTGAAATTTTTTGGGGTCAAAAAAAACGGCGACTTTTTGAAAATGGACATTTTTTTGAAAAATATGAAAATCTCGCAAAAATTTCGTAAAAATATGCCAAAAATAACATGTTTTGGATATGTGAATTTTCCTAGAAAACGCTCTTAATTTGGAATTGTTTTTTATTGTTTGTTACCATCGAAAATATTTCTGGAGAAAACTTTTCAACTATTTGAGAAATGGACATTTTTATTTTGTCCTTTTTCCAAATGTTGTGGACTTTCCTCACCAAAAAAAAATCACAATAACAGAATAATATATTATATTTTGAAAATAAGAGCATTCTCTAGCAAAATCACATTTTTAAGGAAGGATTGATTTTTGGATATTTTTTGGACAAAATCGGAAAAAAGCGGCAAAAAGAGAGATTTATTCGTGCGACAAATACTAAAAACGACGAAATAATCGTCGCTCTCTCATTTTTGTCCATTTTTGAAATTAAGGACATAATTTTTCCCGAAAATATTTTTTAATTATCTGATAAAATATATAAACATTTATATATATATATATAGTAATGGATGAAGTCATAGAAGAAAATAAAATGTTAAAAGAGAAGGTTATCGAGCTTGAAGAACGATTACAAAAATATACAAATAGTATTGGTCATAAGAAATATTACAATAAGAATAAAGAAAAGGTTATGGAAAATGGTGCCAATTATTTACATAAACTAAAAGAAGAAAACCCTGATAAATTAAAAGAATATAGAAGACGAGCATATTTGAAAAGAAAAGAAAAACTACAAAAAGAAAAAGATGAAAATATTTAGGAATAAATAACTTTAAATAAAACTATTTAAAATATTTAGGAATATATATATATGCCTTTGTCAAAACGAATAACTTGTATTGTATGTCCTGATTACAGTACAACGAATGATTACGCTTTTAAGCAACATTGCTTAACTAAAAAACATGAATATTGGTATTGTGGAACCTGGCCAGAACAAAAAATTTTCAAATGTGAACCATGTAAATTTTCATGTTTTAAACAAAGTAATTATAATAAACATTTAACTACTAATAAACATAAACTACGATGTGATATTGAATCATCATCCGAAAGTATTGAATCATCATCCGAAAGAAAAACTTTTAATTGTCTTTGTGGGAAAACTTATAAACACCAAACTTCGCTATGTAACCATAAAAAGAACTGTAGTATAAAAGAAAAAAAAGAAGAAAAAAAAGAAGAAAAAAAAGAAGAAAAAGAAGAAAAGGATATTTCGATTGAAAGAAAAATAGAGATTTTATTGAAAAATCAAGAAGATATATTACAAATGTTAAAAGAAATAAAATCAGAATTAAAAAGTAATTGAAAGTATTTAGAGATTTTTTCTTCGTATAGTGTATAACGAATAAAATGTCTCAAAAAGTCTCAAAAGAATATAAATGTGAAGCATGTGACTATACTACGTGTAAAAAAAGTGATTATAATAAACATTTAACCACTAGGAAACATAAATTACGAATTAATACTACTGGAAACTCTCTTGTGTCCAAAGATTATGCGTGTGAATGTGGAAAAACTTATAAACATCAAAGTTCATTATGGAACCATAAACAAAAATGCGTAGTAATTAATATAAACGATAATGAAGAAGTAAAACAACCAGAAGAAGTATCCAAAAATGATAAGTTAGCAGAGAAAGATAAAATAATAGAAAGTTTATTAAAAGACCATAAAGAGATGAAAGATTTAATGACAGAAACAATAAAAACAATTAAAAATCAACAACCAGCAACAA